AAATCACTAAACACCAGAAGGAAAAGCGGAACTTTATACGAAATGTGTTATGACGCTTTGGAACTTCTTGATGTTTCTGGTATCAGCTATTACATCAATGAATCTTTGAAGGATTATACAGCTGATTTTAGCAACGGAAATTCTTCGTATAAAAACGCTGATGTGCTACAGCTTTCTGCTAACGCAGCCGGTATGGCTTTGTATCAGACAAGAAATGGTGAGATTCGGATTGACCGGGTTCCGTACCTTCCTGAAAACAAGTCCGACATTTATGAAATCACTGAAATCAATGATTATCAGTATCCGGAAATCACTTTTTCTAATAAGTTAAAAAACATCTCTTACTCTCTAAATGGAGTTTCGTCATTGTATCCGAATGGTGCTACTGGCGATGGCGTTACGCAAAGCGTAAACAATGCGCTTATCTCTTCTTCTATCATCTCCCAGCCAAAAAATGTTCTGACTGAAAGCTATAAAGTGCTTTCTAACCGTCGAAAAGCCACCCTGTCTTATCGTGCCAGCCCACACAACGATGCTCTTGATTTTGTCAAGCTCAATCATCAGTTTGGATATTCTTCTAACTTGTTGATTACGGACGTTTCTTACACGTTTAATGGCAGCTTCAAGGGCTCCGTTACCGGGTATATGATTGAAGATGTTGATTCGTTACAAATCAATGCTTCTGAGATTTACTTGCACCCTTCCGACGCGATTACGCTTACTGCAACGCTTACCCCTGCATCTGCTGATTCCCCTGTTATTGTTTGGAATGCATCTCCCGCTGGTATCGTTGAGCTAAATGTCATCAAGAACGAACGCGGTGTATCTGTCTGCAACGTTACGTATTTACACAGCGGAAATGCAACGATTACAGCTACAGTTGCAAGTCTTTCTGCTTCTTGCAACGCTACTACGATTGCGGATGAGATTTCCAACCTCAAAGAAGGCGATACTGTATACATCTCCGTCGCCGGCGTTTATACCGCTTTTCTTGTCTCAAAACATAATTACGAGCCAGAATTAAATGGCAAAGGGAGAACACTTCTTGCTCTTAAAGATGCGAAAACAGAAAATATTGCGTGGGATAGTAAAATGACAACTCCCGCAGAGTATTCGACTAGCAGTATTGATGCCTTATTGAACGGAAATATAAAAAATTCTTTTTCTGATTTTATGCAGAAAAAAATCGGCAAAACTACTTTTTATTATACCCCCGCGTTCAAAAAAAATAATTCTAACGAGTACGTACCTTCTGCTGTGTCTACTTTATCTCGCAGTATATTTTTACCTTCCGCAAAAGAAATATACTACGGATTTCCAGATAACAGTAGTTCTATTAACGAAATTTGGGGTTATGGATGCAACGTAGAAGGAAGCCCGCTCCCTACAGCAAAAGAACTTTTGAGAAATCCTTTTTTTACCGTCGGAGACGATTACAGCCCGTATCAGCAGTGGACGAGAACTCCCGTTACACATCTTGAATATTTTGGCATGAATCCTTCTGTTGGGGATATCTATTATCGTTCTATTGTTGTTTCAGGGTATTGGGACAAAGCACATCTTGGCAGTTATGATGACGAAGACGAATTATTTTTTTATGACTGTATCGGTTCTGGCAACGATGGCCACAAGTGCTATCATTACATGTTTACCGTTCCGAGCAATTTGCCTATCGGGTATCAAAACAGAGTTGAGGAAGAATAATTTATGGCTCGTTGGATTACAGACCGAACGCAATCAGATGTTGACCGCGTGAAAGAAATTACCGCAAAGGCGAGAACAGGCACGTGGACAAAAGCCGAACAATTGGAATGGCTTGCCGGAATGAAGGGCGCTTTAAGCTATACGGATTTTAACCGCATAGAATCCGGCATTCAAGAGCTTGCGTCTATTGTTGGCGCGTCTGTTTCTGTTCGGACTGATTGGACAGTCGATGGATATATGAAAGTCTCCGATGCAACACGTTGGCTTTCCAACATCAATTCCATTCGTGCTAAATGCTCTGGCCCATCTGCTATTGCAGATACGCCAGAAAGCATGAATAAACTCGATTTTTCAACAATGAATCAAATCGAGCGAATTTTGTTCGACATTGAAACGCTTGCTAAAACATACGTTACGTTTTCCGGTGAATACATGACAGGAGATGGACAATATGGTTTTTGAAGACCGTGCGGCGAAATATCCGGGTCGGTGGACAATGGTAAAATCGGATGGAACATCCGAAATTGTCACTCTTATCCGAAATGACGAGCCAACAAAAGAAGGAACGCCAATCAATGCAGCCACTTTAAACGAACTGAGTACCGTTGCAGGCGCAATTAACGCAAAGGAAGAAGCCGTTTCGGCAGCGCAGGCTGCTGCATCCGAAAGGGCTAAAGCAGAACAAGCAGCTACAAATTCTGCGAACGCTGTTAAGGCCGATTTGAAAGAATACTTAGATAAAGCAGTCACGAGCGCGTCAAATGCGGCGGAGAGCGAAAAAAATGCGAAAGCGTCTGCAAATGCTGCGCAGGAACACCAGACCGGAGCGGAGGCTGCACAGAAAAAAGCAGAAGATGCCGCCGATCGTGCCGCCGCCATCGTAAGCACCGATAAGACGCTAACGGTAGAAAATGCCCCAGCTGACGCAAAGGCAGTTGGCGAAGCCCTAAAGAATTTGAATATTCGCCCGGCCACATCCACAACACTTGGCGGAATCAAGGTTGGTAGTGGACTTTCTGTGGCCGACGATGGTACGCTGAGTGCTGACATTGTAATCCCAGAAGTGGACAAACTAACCGCCTACCCCGTTGGCAGTATTTTTCAAACAGTCAGCACTACCAGTCCCGCCGCCCTGTTTGGCGGCACATGGCAGGAGATTGCATTTAACCGCGTGCTGATGGGTGCTGGCACAGGCTACGCAGCGGGCACCACCGTGGAGGCTGGACTGCCGAACATCACGGGCAGCTTAAGAGAAGCAAACGCAGATTCCTCCCCATTCCGTGGTTCAAAAGCGTCTTTGAAATCATCGGGAGCTTTAAAATTCGTAGAAATCAATACTTCTTGGGGTGGCTACAGGGGTGATTCAGGTTCGACGTATGATGTTTACTTTGATGCTTCCCGCTCGAACTCAATCTACGGCCGCAGCTATACCGTGCAGCCCGCCGCATACTATGTGCACATCTGGAAGCGCGTGGCATGAGAAAGGAGGTTTTGAACCATGAAGATCATTGACGAGAACGGTGCAGCCATTGAAAACCCTGACCTGACGCTTGGGTATCTGGTGGACGACACCGAGCCAGTGGAGCACCCCGCCGTAGAGGGCGTGGAGGAACAGTGGCACTGGGAGACCGTGACCGAGTATCCGAACGGTGGCAAGGACGTGCAGAAGATCGTTGACCGTCCCGGCGTTCAGGCGCAGGAGGAATGGGTGGAACAGGTGCCCATCCAGAAGTACATCCGCTACACCGCCGAAGAGCTGGCCGCGCAGGAAGAAGCGCGCAAAAAGGCCGAAGCCCGGGAGAAGCTGCCGGACACGGTGGCGGCACTGCAAAAAGAAAACGAGATGCTCAAGCAATGCTTGCTTGAAATGAGCGAGATTGTTTATGCATAAAATCACACAAAAATTAGAAAGGATGGTACGTATGATGGCTAAGTTGTGGGCACAGGAAATTATGTTCGCTGAGACTATGGAGGACGCAAAGGCTCTGTACGAGCGTTGCCCCCGCCTGCTGAAGGAGAAGGTCAAGGCAATTCTCATCAAGAGCGGCTTTGAGGAAATCACGCAGTAAGGAGGACGCTATGGCTGAAATTATGGACGTGTCCCGGCATCAGGGTACGATCAACTGGGAGAAGGTCAAGGCAAGCGGCAAGGTGGACGGCGTAATGATTCGCGCCATGGGCAACAGTGCAGCGGGCAGGCCCAGTGCCCCCTACACCGACCCGCAGTTTGCTCGCAACTATTCCGAGTGCAAGCGGCTGGGCATCCCCTGCGGCGTGTATGGCTACTTCAAGGCGGTCAACCGGGAGCAGGCCGACAAGGAGCTGGCCTATTTCAAGAAGCTGCTCACCGGCAGGAGCTTTGAGCTGCCTGTGGCCGTGGACATTGAGGACGAGGTGCAAAAGCCGCTTGGCAAGGCCGCGCTGACCGACCTGACAGCTTACATGCTGAGCACGGTGGAAAGCTGGGGCGTGTACGCTCTGCTCTACACCGGCCTGTGGTTCGGCAGAACCTTCCTGTACATGGGCGGCGCAGCCCTGAAGCCCTTCGACGTGTGGCTGGCTGCCTACCGCACGAAGAAGCCCGCCCCCGGCTGGCCCTTTGGCATGTGGCAGTACACCAGCAAGGCGCATATCCCGGGCGTTGTGGATGCCATTCCGGGCAAGACCACCAACGTAGACATGTCCCACGCATACAAGGACTATGCGGGTATCATCAGCAAGAAGGGCCTGACCCGTCTCCGGGAGGGCAAATGACCGAAAAAGAAGCTCTCCTGTGGGTGCTGGGCGTCCTGGGCAGCCTGTGCGCTGCTGCCATCACCATCGACAAGGTGCTGGAAATTATCCACAAGTACATCAAAAAGGCAAAAGCCCCTGACGATGCGCAGAACAAGCGGCTTGACGAGATGGACAAGCGCTTGCAAACGCTAGAAACGGGCTATGCGCAACATTCTTTGGCGCTTGGGCGCGATTTGTCCCGCTTCGGGGAAATCGATGAAGTAAACCGCCTGACGCTTGAAGCCGTTCGTGCCCTGCTGGAAGCACAGCTGACCGGAAACAACGTGCCCGCTATGCAGGCCAGCAAGGAAAAAATCGATAATTACCTCATGGAAGGAGTAACAAAACATGGAAGCAATGCTTAACTTTATCCCCGCACCCATCGCACTGGTACTGATGTTCATCGGCTTCGCCGCGCTGGCCGTTGGTGCCATCCGGCTGGGTTACAAGCAGTACGTCAAGCAGTGGGCGCTGGAGCTCGTGACCATCGCTGAGGACAGCATCATGGGCAGCGGTCAGGGCGCAAAGAAAAAGGCACAGGTCTTTGCCGCGCTGCGGGGCGCACTGCCGGACTGGCTGAAGCCTTTCATTACCGATGAAGTGCTGGACAGCGTGATCGAAAAGGCCGTCAGCATGATGAAGAAGGCCCTGGCGGAGAAAAAGCCCGCGATCGGGAAGTAAGGAGAATATCATGGCAAGCACTACATACGAGCATTTTGTTGACACCAACAAAATGTACGCCGCACAAGAGCAATTTCGGCACATCACGAAAATGGTGACAAAACGTCACCATATTGCCGTGCTTGGCAATATGGTGCGCAACGCTGGACAGCTGCCGCAGCCCTTCTGGCTCGGTGCTGCCTGTGGCGGCGGCTCGCATAGTCTTTCCGCCAGCGCTGCAAGGGCTTAATGCAGAACAGATAAAAGCTGTGATAAAACGTGCGCCGCTTGGGAGGTATGACCGGAAAATCGCCCGGTTGCGGTACGTTGACCAGCTATGCCAAGTTGATATTGCAGCGCGTGTGCCGTATTGCCGGACATCAATCGGCAATAGGCTGAAAATTATTGATAAAATGCTGGATGTGTGATATCATAATCCTAATCGGGTGCGATTTCTCACGAAACGCATTAAAGCGGCAGGCTTTCAGGTCTGCCGCTTTTCTTTTTTATGATTTGTGGTATAATTATCTCAACAAATCCACCCGGCCTCTCGAAGAAGCGCATTAGGGTGGATATCTGATACAGTCTCCCGCCCGCCTACTTGTAGTGCGTACCATGCGGGAGACGATTTTATATGAATTATGGCAAATAAAATATATCGCTTTTTGTCCCGTGTTTTGTTCGCTCTGATTATTTTTGGGGCGACATCAAGCGTTCTAAAAGCCGTTCTTCCGTTTTGGCATAGTGCATTTATAGGCGTGGTTTTATCGGTATATGCGTCTTTGCATTATACGCCATACGATTTATGATTTGAAAGGCTATGGCCTTTGTAGAGAGTGAACCGGCCTGTGTGGACGGTGCACTCTTGATTTTACAAAAACCCCTGCTTTTCCGAAGCCCTGCGTTCCATGCTGGGTACTTTGTAGGCAAAGCAGGGGATTTTTTTGCAAATAAAGCGGCAAAACCTTCTATTTTTGCATCATTTTATATAAGTATATTTATATCTTTAAGCGCTCATGCGGATTTTTCCGTGTGGGCACTTTTCTTTTTTTGTCCTTCGTTGTACCTTCGTTGTCCTTCACTTTTTGCTGATGCGGTACACTGGATGCACAAGGAGGGATGTTTTATGAGCTATTATCCGACACCCGGAGCGCCCTACGTTCCGCAGCAGCCTGTCAATCCTTACGGCGGCATGGGCACGGTTGGCCTTACCACTCCCCTGCCAAACACGCAGATGCAACAGGCGCAGCCGCAGCGTCCGCAGCCGATGAATGGGCAACAGCCTGTTCAGCAGTCGGTACAAGATGGCGGTTGGCTGCTCGGCAGACCTGTTTCCAGCAGGGAAGAATTTTTGGCAATACCTTCAGACCTGTATGGCAGACCGACCTACTGCCCAGACTTGCGCAGCGGCGTGATCTACTGCAAGCGGCTTAACCCAGACACCTGCGAATCCTATGTGCAGGAGTTTTACAGCCCGGAAGCATGGCGGCAGATGCAAGCACAACAGGCACAGCAGACCGCTGCACCGACACAGCAGTATGTGCCTATTGAGCAGTACAACGCCCTTGTGCATCGGCTGGATGAGCTGGAAAAGTGGCAGAAGAGCTTTTCTAAGCCCGCTACCGCAGCAAAGAAAGGAGAATAAAAATGCCCTCTCCATTTGATATGATTGCTCACAGCCCCATCATGCAGCTTGCAAATCTGGCTCGTGCCGGGCAAAACCCGATGGGGCTTATCCAGCAGTTGAGCGGGCAGAATGCCCCCATCATGCAGGGCTTGAACCTGATTCAGGGCAAAAACGAAGCGCAACTCCGAACGATGGCGCAGAACCTCGCCAAAGAGCGTGGCATCGACCTGAACCAGCTGGCAAGCGTCCTGAATTTGACGCTTCCGAAGTGAGGAGACTTTGCAATGGATGATTTTGAAAACAGCCATTCCGAAAAAGATTTTGACATCAACAATCTGTGTGGCGATGACAAAATATGGGTTCCTTTAATGCTTGGCTTCATTTTCGGTGCTGCCAGCAAAAATTGGGATGACCCAAAAGACGAAAAAGAAAACCCTCCAAGCTGACTTAACAATCCTAAAATAAGCATCCCTCTAAGCGAAACGCTTCTCAGTTTTGCGGACTTGACAAAAACCGCATTTGTTTGGCTTCGCCCATCGCATACGGCGGTGGGATAGCATACGCAAAACTGAAAGGAGTTTTGTTATGGACGATTTTGCAACTGGCTATCTGGCTGGGCAGGACGGCGGCAATAACAACGGCGGATTCTTCGGCAACGAGGGTCTTTGGGCTGTTATTATCCTCGCTATCATCTTCGGCTGGGGCAACTACGGCAACGGGCGCAACGGCAGCGACAACGGTATGGCGAGCTACATCCCCTATCTGGTCGGCACTGGCGCAACCGGGCAGGGCGGTGCAGACACCCGCGCGGCTCTGTCTGAGGGCTTCTACCAGCAGGATACCTCCCGTTCTCTGGCGGGCATCCAAAGCGGCATCTGCTCTCTGGGCTATGACCAGCTGGCGCAGATGAACGGCGTCAACACCAACATCGCAAACGGCTTTGCAGGCGTGAACAGCGCCATCTGTCAGCTTGGCTACCAGAACGCACAGCTGGTAAACGGTCTGGAACGCAGCGTGTCCAACGGCGACAACGCCATCAACCTTGCCATCATGCAGGAGGGCAACGCACGGCAGGCCGGTCAGACCGCACTTGCCACGCAGCTTGCATCTTGCTGCTGCGAAAACAAGCAGCTGATCGGCGACCTGAAGTACACCATCGCAACTGAGGACTGCGCTACCCGTCAGGCTATCGCAGACAACGCCCGTGCAGTTATCGACAACTGCAACGCCAACTTCCGCAGCATGATGGACTACTTCACGCAGGACAAGATCGCAACTCTGACCGCTGAGAACCAGAGCCTGAAGTTCGCGGCTTCTCAGGATCGGCAGAATGCGCTTCTGACCACCGTGATGTCCCAGCAGACTGATACCATCCTGAACCGGGTCAATCCTCGTCCGATTCCCGCTTATCAGGTGGCAAACCCCAACTTGGGCGTGAACTGCTGCGGCTGCTAACCAACACACTCCCCGATAATACCGGGTGAACCATCGGGGCAGGGGGATTCACCTCTGCCCCTGATTTTTTAGGAGGAAAACATTATGGCTTGCAAAACAAGCTGCAAACTCTGCCCCCACTTGGTCATCAGTCAGGCGGTGACGTTCGCCAATGACACACTGACCATCAACATCCCTGCTGGCGCATACCAGAATGGAGAGCGTTATTGCATTGTGGTTGCTCAGAGCATTCCTGACACGACCACCATCAACGCCCCTGTGGTCATCACCATCGGCGCAGGCACGACCGCATACCCTCTGACTGACTGCAACTGCGCTCAGGCAACTGCTGAGAGCATCCACACTCGCACCCGCTATGCAACCCGCGTGGCAACGTCTGCCACCGGCACCGGCACGTTCAAGTATCTTGGCTGCTTCTGCCGTTCCCACGCCGGTGCACCTGCGTCCATTTCCTAAGGAGGTATAGATTATGGGCAAGACTAATTTTCGCCGCATGATGATGCTCCGTGAACACGACAAAAACCGTGAGCCGGAACGTGACCGCCTTGAGGAAGAGCGTGACCGCAGGGAACGTGAGATGGAACGCCGTCTGCGTAAGCTGGAAGGTGGCAACGACCGTTACCCCTACTATCCGCAGGAAGAGAACCGCTACATCGACCCCTACCCTATTCCCCGCTACCCTGACGTAGAGAATGGGCGCAGAATGCCACAAATCGGCTTCTCGCAGAACGGTGACTGGGACAAGCGGTCTGGGCAGTACGAACGTGGCGGTGCTGACAGCCGCTCCATCAGGATGCCGCGCCAGCACCTCACCCACGATGAAGCTGAGGAATGGTGCGACAGCATGGTGAACGCTGACGGTACAAAGGGCTGTCACTGGACGCTGGAACAGACGCAGGACGTTGCGAAACAGCGCAATATCACCTGCGACCCGAACGATTTCTGGGCTGTCATGAACATGATGTACTCGGATTATTGTCAGGTCGCAAAGCGCCAGTCCGTTGACACTCCAGGCTTCTACGCTGACATGGCAAAGGCGTTCCTTGAGGACGCAGATGCCGCAGACGGCAAGGCATATCTCTACTGGGATTGCATTGCTGATAAGTAAAACAGAACCCCTGTACAGCCTTGATGGGTTGCACAGGGGTTTCTTTTGCTATTCATTAAAAATGTTTTCAACTGGTGCAAAAGAAATGCTTTCCATTCCAAACTTGCACACCGGGCAAATCCAAACGTAGCTTCCATCCATGAATTTTCTGTCTATAAATTTTTCTTCTATCTTCATGTCTTTGCCTTTTACCCAAGCAATCGTTCCACAACATTGGCATCTAAAGCAAACCGCAAATTTTTCTTTTTCTCTGCAAGTAAGGCTTTCGAGTGAAGTTTTATCGTTCATGTTCTTCCTCTCTCCCCTGTGCGGTCGTAGCGGCTACACAGGGGTTTTCTATTTTAACTTTAGAACTTAGTTTTTATCAATATTCTTCTCTCGTCGATTTTGGAAAAGCAATATTGCAAACTGCCTCTCTCCTTCGCTCATAGTAAGGGCATTCTCCATCGCCTTTTGTTTCAGTGTTCACATTTGGATGAAAGGCATCCATACACTTGTTATGAACGCGGCTCCAATCTACACAAGTCTCACATGATTTTTCAGTACAAAACATTGCATATTCCTCCTAAATCTCAGCTTTTATCAAGCATTGCAGTCTTTTCATTCCAATATCCTGCGGCCTCTTCAGCGGAATTGAAAAATAGACCGCCAAGAGCTTCTTCTTGGTCATCACAACGGAGAATGCAACTCATCCATTCTTCGTGATGCAAAGCATACAAGGCTATATCGCAGTCTGGGTCTTTCTCAAAATCGCATCCAAGTGGCCCTTTCCATTTTTCATCAATATCATACACGCTAATGGAAACCGCTTCATGCCCGCAAAATGGGCATTTATTCAATTTAAGCATCATTCCATCTCCTAAATCTTAACTTTTATCGTCAATCCTCCAAAAAATCTTCCAACTCAATCTTCCCCTCTGCCGCTGCGACAGCCAGAGCGTACACGAACTGTCCTATCGTCATTCCGTGCCGTCTTGCTTCACGGTTGATATACTTGCGCTCTTCCTCGCTCATAAGGATAGTAATGCGCTTTGAACGCTTGCCATCACCGCTTGCAACGCCCTGATGCGATTCCGGCATTGGGATTTTTTTCTTTGTCAAGCCAGCTTCTGCTAGTGCGCCGGGCACATCGCTCTGTTCGATAAGACGTTGAACTTCCTTCGCCTGTTTTAGCTTCTTTGGCTTGCTTTCGCTTACTACGGCATTATTCGGCTGTGTTTCGCTGTCTTTGGCTTGCTTCGGCTTAATACTGCTTAACTGTGCTTCATTAGGCTGTGCATGGCTGTCTGTGACTTCACTGGGCTTAATCTGCTCATGTTCGGCTTCGTTCGGCTTTGCTTGGCTTACTTTTTCTTCCTTTGGCTCACTTCGGCTTAATGTCTGCTCCGAAAAAATAGGTTGAAAATCAAACCCGCCAAGCAAGCCTGAGGATTTTTTGCTGGTCGATTTCATTTTGCTTCGTCCTTTCTCTCTTGCTTCGCCGGGTTCGGTTTCGGCATCCAATGGGTTATGTGAGAATCCTGTTCTTCAAAATAATAGAATCCATCTTCTGGCCAATAAAACGCCACTGCGCCTACATATTCGTGGCTACTAAGATAAAAAGCGTTGCTTTTTCTGTCGTAAACGGCAGTTTCAACCTCTTCAAGCGGAAAACTGTCCACGTCCGCAATTGACACAAGAACCGTCTCATCTCCATCTTCCGTATACGGAAGAGCGTCTTTCACGCTTATCCATGCCGGATATGTGTCTGGCGCATCAAAACTATCCGCATCAATAGAATCAAGACAAGTCCCGATACCACAAAGATACTCGCTATCATTCGGACGGTGAAGTGCTTCCACTTCGTTGTAGTGGTTTTGCAGATAATCCATTAGCTTGTCTGCGTCAATTAGTCGCATTGTTATCTCCCTCCACAATCATCTGCGCCAACGCCTTAAAGTCCTCTGCACTGGTGCTCTTTGCCGTGTCACCGCTAAACAGACTGTGCCGCTCTGCTTGTGCCTTACGAACGCCCATAGACGGTCTAATCTTCACGTCCAGCAGTGTTGTTCCCATGCTCTGCGCAATCACAGGAAGCTGCTCAACGACCTCTTTAGACAGGTTCTCACGGCTCTTGTACTGATTCAGAAGCAGACCTTCAATCTTCAAAGTCGGATTGAAGTATCTGCGAACATCGCCGATGGTCTGCGAAAGCTGGCTCAAACCAGCCAGTGCGTAACGGTCGGCTGTGATGGGCACGATAATGCTGTTGGCAGCGATCAGCGCGTTTACAAGCGCAAGACCAAGCTGCGGGGGAGTGTCCAGCACAATGTAATCGTACTGCTCAGACACGCTTTCAAGGGCTTCTCGCAGCCGGAAGTTCTTGCCCATGTCCCGGACAAGCTGCTCGTCAATGTCCTTCAATGCACTGTCAGACGGAAGAATGTCACCAGCTTCACAGTGCTGGATTCCTTCCTCTACCGTGCCTTGCCGGGTCATCACATCGAACAGGGTGCATACGTCCATCACCCGTGCGCCGTAGGTGTCCGTTGCGTTACACTGGGCATCGCAGTCCACCAGCAACACTTTCTTGCCAAGCAGCTGCAACGCACCGGCCAAACAGGTGCTTGTTGTGGTCTTTCCTGTGCCGCCCTTCTGGTTGGCGACAGCTATAATTTTTGCCATTTTTATTCTCCCCAATCTATAAAATATCCGTTATAAACGAACTCTTTCGCTGCTTTACCAGCTTCAATCAAAGACTTTCCGGCTTCAATCGCTTCGTCAGGCGTTAGTTCACTATAACTTCTTTGCGGCAAAACCTTTACAGAAGCCTGATTCCCATGATGATTAAACCGAAACTGATAATCAAACTTCTTTTCAAGTTCAAGTTCTGCTTTATTCAAAGCAGAGTAGGAAACTTTTGCCATTTTATCACTCTTTCTTTTTAGTAGAACGGATATGCTGCTTTTACCTCGTCTCCGACCCACAACACAGGCGTGACGTGCCATGCAATTACAGTTCCTTTGATTTCATTGCTATCGGAATCAAACCATTTGCCGTTGATTGTATCGTACTCGCCGATTATGAAACTTTTTTCTCCTGTTTTCTTATCTTCGATACGAAGTAAAAGCCCATGCGGCCATCCTTCTAGGCTTTTATCCGGCATAACGTCTTTAGTCATGTACCACTTGTCTTTGTCAAAGTTTTTCGGAAACATTGGAACCATACTCTTTCTCCTTTCTACATTATCTGCTCATTCTGCTCAATGTGCTGTATCTGACTACTTTTGCAATGCGTCAATCTCATAAAAAGCCGGAAGATACTCTTCAATCGCGCCGTCTTTCTTCAAGCTGCCAATCAGATACCGCTTCGGGTGGTCAGGCCAAGGGTCACGGTTGATTGAAAGAATATCCGCATACGCAGCCTTTACGATGTCATAGACCGCATCTCTCCGCTTTGGCAGCTTGATAGATGGGTGCTCTTCCATCATCTTTACCTCGACAACCTTTGCAACCTCGATGCACTCTTGAACGGATAGAGCATCGCACACAGACCAGTCGTACCCTTCGTATCCGCTTGTGCGGGGCTTTCTTGTGGCTTTTTTGATTTCCGGCTTGGAATTAGCCGTCTCACAATCAACCTCGCTAGAATCGGCATCTATGACGGGCTGCTTGGATTTGTACCCGAATCGAAACTCAACCGCAACTACTTTTCGTCCTGTGCAAATCTTCTCGAAGTCAACAACGATGTCTGAAACATTGCTGATCTCTTCCACTGCTGGTTCAAGAACTCTGCGCCGCAAAGCCCGGAAGTCATCATAGCTTGCGTCGTTTGCTCCCAAGTGGTCACGCAGCTGCTTCAGCCCAATCTTGTTCGATGTCAAAGAACGATTCATCCAATCCCGAATCATGCTGTACATCAGAATAGATGCTTGCTGTTTCATCCCAATCGTATAGCGCAGACGGTATTTGACGTAGCCACTTCTTGCAATGTCGAAAAACACAGGTCGCAAGTCAGGATTACAGTTGATTGAAACGTCATAAGACAGAGATTCTCGATTGAACTTAACCTCTGCCTTTGTGAACAGCGGATACATCACATATTCTGTTCCATCTGCATTCAGTGGTACTGAAACCACGTTTCCCAAAAAGTGCTTAACCTGCGACTTCAAGTTCTTTGAATTGAGCTTCAAATCCAACAGTTTGCAATATTCAGCCAGCGTAAACGACACGTTAGAGCTTTCTGGGTCTCTCGGATTGATACGGCTCAGATAGACCTCAAGCAGCCGAAGCTCGCCTGCTGTGTAGTCCGTAAACTTCGCCCAAACCAATGCCTTGCTCTTTTCGACAAGGTTGTTTCCTGTCAATTCTTGCATTGCATCACCTCATTTCTTCTACCCTATTATACCACTGTATTGTGTACACGTCAATAATTTTGTACACAATTATTTTTCAACAATCGACTTCCACATTCTGTACACGACACTCCACTTTTTGTACACAATACCCTCCACTTCTTGTACACGTTCCTCCACTTTATGTACACAATGCTCCACTTTTTGTACACGTTCTTACTATATATATAAACAAGAGATAAACAAGAGATAAATAATCATCATCAAATAGTGACGACGATACATTTTCAACAATTTCTTCTCTTCAACGGGTAGATTGTTGAAAACGACAACTCTTTTTGCTGAATAAGAAACGTCCATCAAGCCCTATAACCTACCTGACGGTTCTATCGTGTACAGGAAATGGAGTGTAATCAAACCAATGCGGGACGAATTGACAAGTCACGCTTTGATGAACGAAAATTTCACGCAAACTCGTTAATTGCATCCGCGAAAATCTGCCATTTACGAACCTATGGGGGACAAAATGACAACCCAAAACCATATTTATAACAGGCCTATTGTGTACAAAAAGTGGAGCACGTCCCCCTGTATACCGTAAAAACTTCGATAATTCGACAATCAGCCACTTATATTATTGGGATTCACGGTATAGGAATCGTTGGACTTCATGGCTGCTTCCGTTCCAGCGTCCTGTGCCTGATAAAGAATCTCCATCTTTGGGGCGGTTCCGTTCGGGTCTGGGTCTGTTCCGGTAGCCTGTGCCATCTCATAGTTACCGGATGCCATCCGACAGACAGCGACCCTGTCCTTCAACGGCGTGTGGAGGTTTGCCAGAATCTCCGTCAATACGCCGATGTGGTCTGAGCCGTGATCTCCGTACCGGATGTACAGCAAGGCATCTATCTCATAGGAAGAACATTCCATCATAGCATCTATGAGAATCTGCCGTTTCTCCATGTCGGAAGGGTCGTCCTCAAGGTGTTCAAGTAGTCCCGGATGAATGCAAGCGTCCATGTATCGAGCCACCGATACGCCGCAGTAGGTGAACCAACGCATAGCCATCGGCAGGGAGATTGCTGCCAGACCTTGCTCCCAATTGGCTATCGTGCCACGATTCACGCCCATCCGTGCTGCCAATTTCTGTTGGCTCAAGCCGGAACGCATTCGAGCCATCTCTAATGCTTTGGCTGTTCTTACTAAATATTCATCCATAAATTCTCACCCTTTCAACAAAATCCGGCAAACCTGCCGGGTTCGACAAGCCAAAAAATGGAAAAAGCTGCTATGGAGAACCAACAGCAGCCTATGTTATAACTGTATTGTCAAAAAATTCCAAAGAGGAAGGGAACAAAAATGAAAGAAACTGTAATCTGGAACCATGAACGTATGCCGATCATCGACGGAATGCCCGCTAGCGTTCCCGATGGGCAACCACACACACCTGAACCATGGGAGGAAAGCTAATGATCCGAACCGTAGATGATTTGATTGTCCCATACGCTCGTAGACGGACGCTGGAGCTTGTCATGAGCCTTTCTGGGTACGAAGCTGATAAAGATGCTTACCTCGAAGCAAAAGGCATTTTGGAACGTGCCGTAGCCGCCTTAGACGATGGACGAGACCCGGCAGACAACATCGAACGCATTGACGGACAGCTCGTAGAGCTGTGATTGGAGGAAAGATGGACTTTACGAACGGATTCTATAAAACCGAAAACCCTGTCGTTCTTGAAGAAGTGAAAACTTTCCTTCAGTCAATGGAAAGGCGTGGAGCAACCGTAAAAGACTTGGACGATGCCATTGTGCAGCTAAACAATGTTTCGCACAGTATCAGCACAAATGCGCTCGTCAAAGCAGATGTGATTGACAAGCTGCCCGAAAATCCCTTTCGTTCCATGCTCAACGGAATGTTACAAAGCAAAGGGTAACTTAAATTTAATATGGCTCTTAATCATTGTCATTGCAATTTTTGGCTTCCCTGATACAAAGTAATGGATGTGAAGAAAACACTCGATTTTCACAAAGTTGTTAAAAACGCATTGACTTGACAACTGAAAGGTGTATAATCATATCAAATGAACGTCCGTACTTACCGATCGGGAGGATATGACACAATGAGTGAACAGGAAAGAGCCAAGATTGACCGATTTATTGCATGGCTGCTGGAACATCCTGAAAAGATTCCGGCAGCGGAGCAAGCCCTAGACCTAAAATAACAGAAAACCCCTTGCGCAGAGCTACACCAGCCCGGCACAAGGGGTTTTTTATTTTACCGGGCATGAACGTTACATCTTCTCGATCAGGTTCATCAGCGCTTCACGCTGTTCTTTCGGCATAGATTCAAGTTTTCTTCTAATCCGCTCCACTGCTGCGTCAACTTCGCTTTGCGGCTGCTGGGGCGGGTTTTCTTTTTGCTCGCCAGTAAGAAGGTAGTCAACCGATACGTTGAAATAAGCTGCAATCTTAAAAAGAACCTCTGTGGACAGGCTTTTAGTTCTTCCAGCTTTCAATTCAGAAAGAAAACTGCGGCGAATCCCAATGTTGCTGCAAAGGGTTCCGTCTTTGATGCCCTCTTTTTCGCAGAGTGCATGAATGTTACTGTACAAGTCCGACATAAGAACACTCCCATATTTGTGCAAGTATACAAATGCACAGAATTTTGTACAAAAGAGTTGACTTGTACAGAAGCCTGTACTATAATACAGACATAGGCAGTACAGAACGCTGTACAATATAAAGTCTCTACACCCTTATATTAGTACAGTTTTCCGTACTTGTCAATAGATTTTAGCAAATGGAGGTGGAATTTTGAAAGAAAACTTCCGTTCTGGCTTTGAGCTGGAAGTGAAGATGAAGCTGTTGCAGCGAGGTATGAAGCAAACGGAGCTGATTCAGGCGGTTCAAAGCGATACTGGATTGTTCCTTGATGATTCGTACATCTACAAGATTCTTCGCGGCGAGCGAAAGCCGGAGAAGATTATCCAGAGCATCTGCAAGATTCTTGAAATCGAACAGAATACCGAAAAAGAACCCCAAATGTGACTGCAAACGCATTTGAGTAAACAAGCAAAAAAGAAAGAGAGAACTAAAATGACTAAGAAAGAAGCTACCGTTGTCTGCATCAAGCCAATTGTTAAGAAAACCGCCAAAATCCGCATTATCGGCGATTCTCCACTGATTGTCCACGCATGGAGCGAGAAGGCAAAAAAAGAGCTGCTTGCATCTCAGCAGGGTACGAAGCTCAAGAAGGACAAGAAGCAGGCTAAGAACGTCTACGGCGAAATCGCTGAAGCCCTTTACTGGATGAACGGCAAGCCGGACGTTGCCTACGCTGACTGGACAGAAGAGCTGCTGGACAAGTACGCAGCATCTGAGCAGTTCGGTTTCCCTGCTTGCGCTGTTAAGGCTGCTGCCGTTTCCGCTGCATTCCGTCTGGGCTGGACGAAGGATAAGGTTTCCGCTCGTGGCGCATTTATGATTTTCGGAGACAACGGTTCTGAGTTTATCAAAATCAAGTCCTTCAAGCCGGAAGGCGAGCCGAAGTTCGTAGGCCGTGAGGATTCTGTTCGTATCGGCATGGGAACCGCAGACCTGCGCTATCGTCCTGAGTTCGCCAATTGGTACATGGACGTTACCATCTCCTTCAACGAGAACGGCAACTTCAGCCTGTCCGACATTGTGAATATGCTGAACGCTGGTGGTGACCAGTGCGGTCTTGGCGAGTGGCGCATCGAAAAGGGCGGGAGCTGGGGCGCATTCCATGTTGAACTGAGCGAATAACGCTCTTTTGGCTGGTGAGGTGAGCTAAGGCGCGGAATGTTAGGCCGGATTTCGGCGAGGTATGTTTGTGTCGGTTATGGATTGGCAGTCGGGGTTCGGCTTGTTTAGGAACGTTAGTGTTAGGTTCGTTAAGGCTGGTTAGGCTAGGCGGTCTATGTTGGGTTCCGGCGAGGTTAGGCTGTTAAGGCGGGATGTGGCACGGATTGGCAAGACAGGGTGCCGTGTGGAGTGGCTGGCGAGGTTTGGAGCGTTAAGGTCATGAGTGGCACGTTCGGGTTCGTTCAGGCTGGCATGGAGCCAAAAATTCAGAAAGGAGCAAAAAATGAACATTAAAACTGGTTATCAGTGGAAGAACGACAAGTGCTGTTACAAGGCAACTGCCGATGAAGCCGCTAGTGCATTTGAAGAAATCCGGCAGAACAGCGGAAAGCTTACGCCGGAGCTAGTTGTCGATTATGCTAGACCGAAGGAATCGGTTCTGCATAACGACTTTGAGTGGAGAGACGAGGTTGCCGCAGAGAAGTACCGTCAGGGTCAGGCGCGGCAGATGATTGGCGCAATTCGCATCACCAGCGAGGATACGCAGGAGCCTGTCAGAGCCTACGTCAACGTTACGGTGGTTGCGCCGGATGAACCGCCTGTTCGGTCTTATATTCCGATGAAAGAGGTTCTGGAACACCCGGACTTACACAGTCAGATGATGGCAGATGCTTTCCGGGATGCACAGAGCTTCAAGCAGAAGTACAACACGCTGGAACGCTTAAAGCCTGTCATGGACGCTATGGATAAGGCGTTTGACGGTGCGGTATAAGGAGGGCTGAACATGGAGCAGATTATCACTTTAAAGGTAGACCTTGAACACCCGAACGAAGCGCACAACGCCATTAACAAGGCGGTGGAAGCCTATGAGAAAAGCAAAAATCGCTGGGATGCCTTTGAAATCAACGAAGCCAAAAGCAGAGCACGAGACATTTTGTACAACCTGTGCAATGAAGGCTACAGTATGATATGGACGGTCACGGATGGCGCTGTCGGCCTGACGATCTGGAAAAGCTTTAAGGAGCCTTGTGTTGGCCAGTGCTATATGCCAAAAGAAAGTCTGTTTGACATCTGGGTCGAAAAGCTAGTTGCACTGTGCATTGCCACAGGAAAGGAAGTCCCGAAGTTCATCACAGATAAGGCTGGTGAATGCTGGTGATGGAATTTCGCAAAGCACAAAGTCGCAAGCGCAGACTAAAGCTTGCAATGGCTGCTGGCGTGTCCAGAAACGATGCCAACAAGGTGCTGTGGATGGAGAAGTCCATCAACCAGTGTTTTGAACGGCACAACAGGGAAGCCAGACTGAAAGAGGAGATGCAGCGTGGAAGAAAAGTACTGTGAGCGCTGCGGCCTGTATCTTGGCGTGGTCAGACCGACAAGAAAGTACTGCTCAGAATGCAAGCGCAAAGTTGACAAAGAGCGTGACAGGAAGCACAAGAAAGCTGGAATTACATTCAAGCCCCGTAAGGCGTTCTGTGCATACTGCGGCAAGCCCATGCTGAAAAAAGTAGCATCGCAGAAGTACCACAATGGATGCGCCAAGAAAGCCTACAACGCAAAGGCGAACCTGAACGTGAAGGCAGCGTACAAAATCAAACAGCAAGAAAAGAAGAAGCTGGAAAAGACTTTTCCATCCATCGGAGAAGTGTCGAGGATGCTTGCAACAGGTGAACTGACTTATGAATGGTAAATACTACGGCCAGCGGGAAATCCGCTGGCACAGCCGTGAAAAGGAACGGCTCAAAAACATTCAAAAACGAAAGGAGAAAAATGAAAGTATTTGTAGAAATCGCCCTGATCTGGGGCATTGTCTTAGCGTTTATTCTCGCAGTGTTTCTGCTGAACTTTTGGCTGGTGCATCACATCGAGCTTTTGGTCGGAGCTAAGGTGACATGGTACATCATAGGCGTTGGCGCTTTGATGACAACCGGTTGGATTTTTAGACGCAGAGAACCAAAGAACACAGAGGAAAAGGCATGACACTGGAAGCCGCTCTTGAAGAACGCAATATGAAGGCATCGGAGCTTATCCGCAGAAGCGGCGTGTCAGCCCCAACAATATATAACATTACAAGTCCGAATAAAGCGCCGTACAAGACGGGCGTTAAGACTGATACGCTTGCAAAAATAGCCGAAGCGCTAAATGCAATAGTCATGATCGATGCAAGCAAACCGTTTTTATTCGATATCATTCTGAAAGAAGGGATAAAATGAAAACCGTAAAAGGAAACGTACTTACCATACTTGGTATTGTCGCCGCAATCGTAGCTGTTAGCTGTGGCGATACAATAAATGGATGCGAGAGTACAGTACAGATGCTTGGATGGGCATTTGTTTCGCTGATGTTACTAGCTACCGCTCTGTTTTTGTGCGCGCTTGGAGTGAGCGCGGAAAAAGAGCATGAAGATACCGAACGGATGAGGAAGTTGAACCGCATTCCCGCTCACACCAACGAGTGGAGGGATGCACAATGAAATGCCCGATGTGCGGTAGCGACAACATTACAACGGTTGACAGCCGGTCTGACCACGACAGCATCACTCGACGCAAGAAGTGCCTTGTATGTAACTACCGATGGTCTACCATCGAAATCGACAAAGACCAGTGGCACAGTGCGTTGCAAATCAAAGAGGAACGTAAGAGAGGGAGACCAAAAGATGATTAACCTTGACAGATTCGGAGGAATAAGCGAGCCGGAGGACGGCGTGTATTTCCTAACCCGTGAGCAGGAAGCAGAAGCCAAAGAAGCTGACCGTCTGGCTGAGATTGAGGACTTGCAGTCTGAAATCGACGACAGGGAAGCAGAGCTGAAAGAAATGCACGCACGGCTGGAAGAGTTGATGGCTGGTTGATTTTGTACAGCCAAGTTAAGCCAAAGTAAGAACAATGAAGCCTAATGATGCCGAAGAAAGGAAACGTATGGACAACAGCAAAATCCATGAAGCTCTGATGGCTGTTCAATCAGAGCTGAAAGCCCCGAAGGGGCAGATGAACAAGTTCGGTGGATACAAGTACCGCTCGTGTGAGGACATTCTCGAAGCGGTCAAGCCCATCTTGAAAGCGCATAGCCTTGTGCTACGGCTTTCTGACAAGCCTGTTATCGTTGATAGTTGGCATTATATCGAAGCCACTGCAACGGTTGAATCGCAGGATGGTGCAACTTACACGGTGACTGCATACGCTCGTGAGCCTGAATTTAAGAAGGGCATGGACGATTCGCAGATTACCGGCACTGCAAGCAGCTACGCTAGAAAGTACGCTCTGAACGGTTTGTTCTGCATTGACGATACGAAGGACGCTGACACGGACGAGTACCAGAAGCAGACCACAAGCAGGGCAAACAAGCCTGCGCAGAAGCAAACGGAAGCGGAAACCATCCCCCCATGCGCTTGCTGCGGAAAGCAGTTGCAGCCTATTCAGTACAACAACCGCACCGTATCGCCGCTGGAAACCGCAAGAAGCACGAAGAAACGCTTTGGGCGCGTCCTGTGTTGGGACTGTGCTCAGAAACAGCCGAAGGAGGGCTAAATAATGCTCAACTCTATAGCAATTCAGGGGCGTCTGGTTTACACGCCCGAAGCTAAGGTTACGAAGTCCGGCAAGGATGTTTGCACGTTCAGCATTGCTTGCGACCGCCAGAGCGGCGGTCAGAAGGAAACGGACTTCTTTAACTGCACCGCATTTGGCAACACGGCATTATTCGTTTCCAAGTGGTTCCAGAAGGGCAACCTGATTTTGGTGACTGGTAGCATCCAGACCCGGAAGTACATCGACAAGCAGGGAAACAACCGTACCGCAACGGAAATCATGGCGAACAAGGTTGACTTCTGCGGTGGTAAGTCTGACAGCAAGCCCGCCGATCGGGCGCAGGACGCGCCGCAGAACTACTCTCAGGGTAACGCAGATGACTTCTCTGTGATTGACGAGGACGATGGTTCGCTCCCTTTTGAATAACGGTTACGCTACCGGGACAAAAGGCGAACAGCCTACCTTATATAAGAGCTGCGCTATCTGGCTGGACGGGCGTTTGGAAAGATGAAACACTTGGGCGACATCACAAAGATTCACGGCGACAAGATAGATCCTGTGGATTGCATCACGTTCGGTAGTCCTTGCCAGGGCTTGTCTATGGCGGGGAAAAGGCTTGGATTTGACGACAACCGTTCCGTGCTGTTTTTGGATGCAGCAAGAATCATTAAGGAAATGAGGACAGCAACCAATGGAATGTATCCAACTTTCGCTGTTTGGGAAAACGTACCCGGAGCATTCAGTTCCAACGGAGGAGAAGATTTCAGAGCCGTGCTGGAAGAACTTGCCCGCGTGGAACAGCCAGACGCTTCAATTCCTCGATCTTCGGGTAGGGGGGGCAGATGGAGCAAAGCCGGAGCAATCGCTGGAAACGGATGGTCTCTGGCTTGGCGACAGTTCGACGCTCAATATTGGGGAGTTCCCCAACGCCGAAAAAGAATCGCGCTTGTCGTGGATTTTGGAGGTCAACGTGCCGCAGAAATACTATTTGAGCGCACGGGCGTGCCATGGAATCCTGACGAGAGCATCAAGGCGTGGGAAGCCACTCCCGGATATTCTCAGAAAAGCCCTTCTGGATGTGATCGAACAAGCGAGAAAGTCATCTATGACGCAAGGGGAAACGGCGATGGCAAAACTTGTCCAACCATAACAGGCGACCACGAAAACAGAATCACAGATTACACGGCTATTGCTATCGAACGCAAGACCTTCAACGAACAGTCTTTCAGCCACTACAAGGAAAGCGACAAATGTTCAACCTTGAAAGCGAAATCCGGGAACATCGGCAATGGCAGCGAAAGTTTGGTCGTAGAGAAAACCTCTATCGCAGTCGATGTCTATAACGGAGTTGTTACAGGGAACAAGACGGCAACGCTTACCTGCAAGAATGATGGGTCAAGTTCCGGGCCGTTAGTTGCAGAAAAAATTATCCGTTGGATTGTCCGCCGTCTGACCCCTGTTGAGTGTGAACGGTTACAAGGCTACCCTGACGATTACACCAACATTGGTGACTGGACGGATAGCAAAGGAAAGAAGCACAAATACGCTGACAGCCCACGGTACAAGGCTCTGGGCAACTCAATCGCTTTACCACAGTGGTTTTGGCTGGTGCAGAAGATGCGCCCTTACCTGAAAGAAAAGCCTACGCTGGGCAGTCTGTTCGATGGTCTGGGAGGATTCCCTCTGGTCTGGCAAAGAGCATACGGAGAGGGCACTGCACGGTGGGCAAGCGAAATCGAAAGCTTCTGCGTAGCTGTAACAAAAAGGAGATTTGGCGAAAAATGATTACCTGCTGCAAAGACTGCACATCACGCCACAAATCCTGTCACGACACTTGCGAGAAGTACAAGGCAGAGAAGAAAGACTTCGAGGAGCGCAAAGCATTCGTGTATGAGCTGAACCACAGCCAGAGCGTGTACCACCGTGATTATGAGGACAAGCACCGGGAAAAAGGCAAGAAGCGGTTTCTCGGAAGTGAATTTAGAGGTGAACGAGGATGAAAAGAAAGTATAAGCCGGGCGGTTACATCATTTCACTTGATGACTTGATGAAGCAGGAGTTTGTTTACTGCGCCGGAAAACTTGTTCACAAAGGCTGGTTTGGTAGCTGGCAACTGCGATATGCGAATAGTGAACTTGCTCGGTTGCGTATCAGAGAAGCCAAAAAAATCGAGGGCAACGAATGAACACCGGCAAGCAGTTTGAAGCAGACTTCAAGGCATCCGTCCCATCCGATGCGTGGTGCTACCGCCTGAAAGACAGTGCCGCCACCTACTACGGCGGCAACGAGAACCTGTCGTTTTCCATCGACAACATCTGCGATTTCCTTGTGTACCGATACCCGATGAACCACCTGTTTGAACTGAAAACCATCGAAACGCCCTCTATCCCTCTGGAAAAGGTGTTCGGCAAGTATGACAAGGCAAAGTGCAAATACCGCAAGGAAAAGCACATCACTGACATGGTGGATGCAATGGGGTACAGCGGTCAGACCGCCCATGTGATAGTCAATTACAGGGCAGTCAACCGCACCTTTGCAATCCCTGCCAGCAAGGTTCTGGCGTTCAGATACAACGAGAGCCGGAAGAGCATCCCTTGGCAGTGGGCAGAGCAAGAGGGGATAGAGGTCAGAGCAAAAAGGCTGCGTGTTCATTGGCGGTATGACGTGGATGGACTACTAAAGAGATTGGAGAAAGAGAATGAGATTCGATGATGTTGAGGTTGAGATTTGCGACCGATGCGGTGAGTGTTTTTCGTGGCACGGCGAAATAAACGGAATCCGAAAAGTGAAAATCAAAGAACATGGCTATGAATGTTCGCCGGACAGGTCGTTCATTCTTTGCCCCTCTTGCATGGCAAAGCTGAACGACTGGCTGAAAGGAGAACAGAAGTGAGCAAGAAAGTTTCAGACATCCTGCCAAAGACGGAAATCTTGGCGCAGCTGGCAGAAGAAGCATCCGAACTGGCACAGGCTGCGTTGAAGCTGCGCCGTGCGCTGGACGGCACGAACCCGACACCGAAGAGTGTTGAGGAATGTTTAGAAAATATACAAGAAGAAATGGCGGATGTTTTTGTCTGCCTAACCATGTTTGGCAAGTCCGCCGAAAGAGACGGAATCTTGATTTATAACAGGTACATGGAAAAGGTTATCAAAATCGAAGATGAAAAAGAAGCCCGCTGGCTCTCTCGCCTTGGGACAAAGGAGCGGTCAGATGAATAAGCGTAACAAACGACCCTCAAGTGGCAAACAGGTGATGTCAGCCAACCTCCGCAAAATTGCACGGCAGAACCAGTTGTACGGCTTTCGCATGGCTCTGGATGGAATCGCCGCTACATGGGGCGCACTGATTCAGAATCTTCGGTGCGATGCAGACCTGACCGATGAACAGGTGCAGAAAATCATCCGCATTGGTGACAGATATTGGGAGATGGTCGGCAAGTTCAAAGAAGAGGACATGACCCCTGACGAGTTTGCAGATTACATCACCGCAAAGTCGGAGCAGGTCGAAAAAGAGCTGAGAGAAAGGTGGAGCTGATGGCAATATTTTCGGTAGAAGCTATTTCGGAAATCACTTCAATAAATCAAAAGTCTTGCCGTATTAAAAGAGCAACGTTCACTTGTTACTTCTGTAATACTGCTATTTCTGTGTGTGATGCACGCGTTGCAACTGCGATGGCAGATAATGGGGAAACTCCTATTTGTCCGATTTGCGGAAAGAAAACCATATGCAGTCTATATGAGTTTCAATCGCACGAAAATCCAAACATCATAGAGGATGTTAGATGGAGGTAACAATGGATAAGGAACAGCTTGCCATCGCACGGTTGCAGGACGCTGCAAGACTATCCGAGCATCGGTACAAGAAACCGCTCATGGTCACATACTCTGGCGGTAAGGATTCACAGGTGCTTGTGGCTCTGGCTGAACGTGCAGGAATCAACTTCGAGGTTGTCAACAGCCATACCACCGCAGATGCACCAGAGACGGTCTATTTCATCCGTGAGCAGTTCAAGGCGATGGAAGAACGTGGAATCAAATGCTCCGTTGTCATGCCACGCTACAAGGACAAGCTTGTGTCCATGTGGACGCTGATTCCGCAAAAGCTGATGCCACCTACAAGACTTGTGCGGTATTGCTGTGCCGTTCTCAAAGAAAATACTGGTCGCGATAGATTTATCGCTACCGGCGTTCGCTGGGCTGAATCAACAAACAGAAAGAAAAACCGAGGAACGATGGAGTTTAGCCATCGTGACAAGGAAAAGCGCATCATCCTTATGGGAGACAATGATGAAAAAAGGCAGCTGTTCGAGACCTGCAACCTTAAGGGCAAGATGACTGTCAATCCTATCGTGGACTGGTCTGACGATGATGTATGGGACTACACGCACAGCGAACACTTGCCTATCAATCCGTTGTATTGCGAAGGGCAGAAGCGTGTTGGCTGCATCGGTTATCCAATGGCCGGTAGGGGGGGCAGACAGCGTGAGTTTATGCGCTGGCCTGCCTACAAAAAAATGTACATCTCAGCGTTTGAACGAATGCTTAATATCAGAAAAGCAAAAGGTTTGCCGTGCGACTGGCAGACCGGCATGGACGTTTTTCGCTGGTGGATGGAAGATGACAACATTAGTGGTCAGTTGAGCATGGACGATTTAATGGAGGATAACAATGTTTGAATTTGCAACTCGCTGGCTGGTCTGCCTAGTCCTGCTGGCGGTGGTAGTTCAGTCCGAACGGACAATCAAGGGCCAGAAGTGGGGTGTGCGGCGCTATCAGAACCCGGATGGAACACTTACAAGCATGGGAAAAGCACGTAAGCGTGCCATAGATGTAAACCGAAACATGGACGCTGTAAACGACATCGTAAAAACAATGTCCCGAAAAGACAAAGAACTCCTTAATCTTGATGGCGATGTTTATCAGCAAAGTGCCGAGGATGGGTATGCATACGTAAAACGTTTTATTGAAAAATCAGGTGATGTGCCTATTTCCTTTTTTGATATCATTGGTGATGAAAAGGGAGTAGCAATTTCTATTGGAACAAGAGCTGGAAGTGAATATCGGAACAAGGGTTATTGCTCAAGAGTAGCCAGAAAAGGCATGAAATGGCTGGATGCACACAAAGACGAATACGACCAAATTGTCTGGTGGGCCAGAAAAGACAATGCTGGATCTATAAAAATCGCTGAGAAATCTGGATTTAAGCTGGATGAAGCATCGGTACTCCCAGATGATCCGTGGATCAAGTATCAGTACAAATAAGGAAGAAAACAAAATGAACAACGAAGCAATGATGAACCGCGCAAAGCAGCTGTTGGTGGAGGTAAAAACATGAACAGATATGACATTGAAAAGAGGATGAAAAGAAGCCGTAGAAAGTTTGCGATTTTTCAGGGAATTGTGATTGCTTTTATTGCAATCGTGGCAATTTCGTCTATCGTACTTTCCGTCTTTATGTATAAGGGCTTGTTTTCCACAGACATCCCCGAATGGATGAAGTGGGCGTTTGTGTTCCTTGGGAGGTAAAAATGATGATTCAGGATATCAACATGGTAGGGCGTGAAAGGGTGACTTTTCTGTATGGCCTTTATAGTGGCTGTGCGAAATCCGAAACTGAGCTTAATATCAAAGGCATTTATCAGGAAATGGCTTCCGAGTTAGCTTGGTGTTTGGGATTCAACGAGAACTACAGCAAATGTTATGAGATGAACGGGGAATAACCAATGGACAACGAACTTTACTGCCCGATGAAGATGACTAGCAATCCGCTTGGTCGGTGCGTCTGCGAGAAAGAAAAGTGCGCTTGGTGGAACGAACTTGGCAGTTGCTGTTCCGTTTGGTGGATTGCACGGGCGCTGGACAACATCAAAACGAAGATGAAGAGGTGATAACTCTTGGCAACACCCCCGAAGCGTGGTCGTGGCAGACCGCCGCTGACCGAAGCGGAAAAGAAAAAGCGTGAGAAGCGAGCGCAAAAGGCGAAAGAAGAAGCCGCTGCGAAGCGTGAGAAAGAGCGAGAGAAGAAGAAACAACAGATGCTTAACAAGCGGAAATCTATCCGCTCGCAGGTGAGTAAAAAGGTGAAAGAACAACAGGAGTTAGCTATCGAGAAGTCGAAGATGCTGAATACAGGAGATTTGCAGTCGAGAATCGGTAATGAAGAGGACAAGAAGGTTATCGGCATGATTGCAGCCAAGTATTTTGGCGACCTTCCGAGCGTGGACATGAACAACCCAATTGAGGTGCAGCAGCGTCTTGACTTCTTCTTTGACGCTTGCATCGAAGCCAGAATCTCCCCTGTGGTGGAATGGATTGCACTGGTGCTTGGCATCGAATGGGTGAGCCTGAAGCAGATTATGGCGGGCAAACGCCGTGATGACAGCTTGCAGCAGAAGTACATCTTGAAACTGATTCTGCAAATGCAGTCCATGTGGGCGTACAACGGTATGTACGGTCAGGAGAACCCGGCAGAGTGGATTTTCCGAGCCAAGAACTACTTTGGTATGCGTGACAACGTGGAAGTCACCGTTGCGCCGCCTGAACAGCCGTTGGGTGATGCTCAGAGCGCAGAGCAGTTGGCTCAGAAGTACCAGACGGCTTTGCCGAAAGGGATTGACGTGGATTACAGAGAGGTGGCAGAAGAGGTGGTCGAGAATGACTAACGGCGATTTTATCCGCTCCATGACGGACGAAGATATTACAGAAAACTTTACGCGGGGCATCTGCGAGCTTATCAAACATCGTGACCCGGAGCGTTGCCAGAACCGTGAGCATTGTTTTCATTGCGTCAAGGACTGGCTAAAAGAGAAAAACAAAATCATGGTGAGGGCTGACCAATGGACGAGGTGATTTTCAATGCAAGGCAATTACTATCACTGGTATAAAGACCATGGGATTTGTGTCTGTTGTGGCAAACAAGATGCAATTCCGGGACGTACAATGTGTGACGACTGTCTTGAACTGAAAAGAGCTGAGAACAAAAAACGTAGAGAATCCCCAAAAGTACAAGATGCTATGCAAGCATACAGAAAACGACATTGGCAGGAGCGGATTGAGCAAGGCCTTTGTCCTAAATGTGGGAAACCTCTATATGAAGGTCGAAAACTCTGTTACGAGTGTGTTTTGAAGAATAGACGCAAAGCTAAACAGCACAGAGATGATAATCCACGCACATTAAAAGAAAGCTGGAAAAAAGCTGGTTTGTGTCTTAAATGTGGGAAGCCGAGAGTAAAAGGCAAAATGTTTTGCGAAGAACATTATCAAAACGCATTGCAAAATATTAAGAAAGCGAGGATTGCAAGTGGCTTGTCGGGCGATTACTACAATAGAAAATATTTCACCAAGCGATACTCTGATTGACTTCTCCGACCCCTGCTTACGCACATTCTTGCCTGTCCTCTTGCAAGACCACACGACAGGCAAGAATATCATTTGGGCGACAGACCCGCCGCCTGAACTGGGCGTGGGCTTTGCGGATGAAATCACGCTGGAACAGTTGGACAAGGTTCAGCTTGTCCCTCGTGTGCAGAAACGGCTTGCAGACCAAAAGAAGCGAACCAGCAAAAAAGCAGAGGTGTTTACGCCAACTTGGGTTTGCAAGAAGATGGCAGACGTTGCAGAAAACGGCCTGAAAGGCGATGACTGGAAGGAGTACATCATCAAGACTTGTCTTGAAGTCACCTGTGGTGAAGCACCATTCCTGACAAGCCGATACGACACCACAACAGGGCAAATGATTGCCGTGCCGGACAGAATCGGTCTGCTGGATAGAAAGCTGAATGTGCTGGCAGAGCAGTTCCCTGACTATGATATGTGGATGTGCTGGGCAATTAACGCCTACGCATCAACATACGGCTATGAGTGGCAGGGAGACAATCTCTTGCTGGCACGGTGCAACCTGTTCTTGACACTGATCGAAAATTTTAGGTATCGGTTTGATGCCGAAAAGCTGGAAATCGGCTTCATGCCCATTTTTCTTGACTGCATCGCAGACACTATCTCATGGAATGTCTGGCAGATGGATGGGCTGAAAAAGACCGTGCCCGGCACGGATATTCCGTGCAAAATCAAAGACTGGAAAGCCGACAAAGAAATCCTGTTCAAGGATGTTGGGGAGGAAAAATAAGCAATGGTCGTTTTTGTTACGAAAAGAGAGTTAGAGGACGAAGATTGGAAAACACATATTGCTCAAGGTAAAGAGAGGATTCCAGCCGGAGCAAAAGTAGAACTCGTCAAGAGAATCGAAAATCTTTATGGAACGTATTACCTTTGCGACTACAAAGGTAAAAACTATTATCTTGACCCTCGCGACTTAAAATTGGAAGAGGAGTATTTTGACTAATGCAGACTGATAGAGGAATCTACCACAAGCGAGTGTGTGACCGCTGCGGAGCGGTTCTGGGCGGCAGGATGATGAACCCTGACGAATACTTCAAGGACTGGGCGTGGCGCAGGGACACAGGCGACCTGTGCCCGGAGTGCTATGCAGAGTATAAGCGAGTGATCGGGCGGTTCAATAGGGGAAAGAGAGGGCAAAGGCAATGACAAGATGGTCTGTATGGCGTTGTAAGCAGTGTGGAATGACCATCTACAATGTCGAAGATGCAAAAATTCCCAGCAACGCATTTGACGAACTTTTTAGCCTTGAAACTGTTTGCAATAACTTAAAAGGATTCGACTTGCCGACCGTCAAATACACGCACAGATGCGACCGGCAGACAATCGGCTTGTGTGAGTTTATCGGTTGGAGGAAGCAAGAATGAAATACAAAATCGAAATTGTGGCCTATGAATCTTATGGGGAAATCAATCTTGGAACTTTTGATGTTGAAGCTAATAATGAAGAAGAAGCTGAGCTGAAAGCTCGAAAAATGGCGAGGAAGAAGCATCCGAATCTTGAGGATTTCGACGTTATGGCTTTGGAGATGATAAAATGACCTACTGCACAACCGAACGTTGCTCTTGCATGGGAATCAAGCAGTTCTCTGCTGGCAAGGCTATCCGATGCGCAGCAGAATCCTGCAAGAACAAATCTGAGCCGTCCTGTGGCTCTTGCAAATGGTACGCAGAGCCGGAGGGCGTGTGCGTAAATGACCGGTCAAAACACGTTGCAGACTTCATGTGGGACGAACGTGGATGCAAGGAATGGGAGAAGAAAGATGAAACGTCAGCAGACCTATAAAGGGCTTATTGGTAAGGGCTGGTACGACAAAAGCGAATACAGTCACTATTTTGCAGCGTGGGCAAACCACCGCAACAACTGGGCTATTCGCAAGGCTGACAACCGCAAGCTGGCAAAGGCAAGATTAAAGCAGATTGAACGCCAGCAAATCAGAAAGGAGCTGGACGAATATGAGCTATGATATTTCGCTGTGCGATCCTGTAACGCATGAAACGCTTGAAGTGGATGATACGCACTTTGTTGCTGGCGGTACTCATTCCATTGGAGGAACAAAAGAACTGTGGCTTAATATCACCTATAATTATGGAAAGTACTTTCGTCGTGACGATGTGTTGGGTAGCAAGGGCATCCGCTCTATTTACAGCAAAACAGGCGCAGAAAGCATTCCGATGCTTGAAAAGGCTATTTCTGCATGCGGTTGTAGCAGTCAATGTTCTTTTCTTTCTCGTTGGGTTTGCAATCATCTTTAGCGTTTACGGTTATAAGTGTTGATAACACGATTTGAAGGGAGAACGTGCAATGAAAGCCAGACCGATTGATGCTAATGAACTACGTCAAAACATCGAGGCGTGGATTCAGGAGTATAACGATGGAACAATAGTTGGCTTGTCGTTAGACGATGTGCTTGATTACATCGACACTGCGCCAACAATCGAGGTGAAAGACAATGGCTAACACACTCTGGCATCCGGCAAGCGAACCGCCACGAGAGCGGACGCAACCTTTGTTGCTTGCGACTAAGACAACGTGGCGTGATAAAGATGGAAAAATGTTGCAAGGATTCTCGCCGACAACGTACTTTCTTGGCTGTTACGCAGACGGTCAGTTCTGGGATGAGATAGGCGAGAGATTGCCGAAAGATGTGACGGTTACGCATTGGATGGCGTTTCCGATGGTATAGGAGGACTTATGGAAAACAATATCGTTGTTACGCAAGATATGATTAACTCGTTCACTGCTGCCATGCAAGAAGCATACAGAGTATACGGAAATGATGAGGAACGTGTGCATGGTGTGATGGACGGCATTATGTGCGAAACCTTAGACAAACTGGGCTTTACAAAGGGCGTGGAAATCTTTGAAGAAGCACCGAAATGGTATGCGTAAGGGAGCAAATATGGATGGATTTGAAGCGCTAACGGAAGCGATGAATCAATGTGCTGCATCAGCTGAACATTTTGCAAATGCTGTCAGACAGTCCGAAATGCAGTGCGGTTGCATCAAGCAGAAGCGCAATCGACCTGTATACCGTAAAGGCGCAAAGCTACATGAATGTTGCAAACGAATTATGAGAACAAGAGAGGGATTTAGAAAGTGAAAAAGCTTAAATTCCCTGAGGATTTCTTTGCATACGACAACCCGGACTGCCCAGATAAGGACATTGAAAAAGCCGTGAACAAGATGAAGAACTGGATGAAGGGCGAGACCTACAAGAGCAACCCTTGGTTCTTTATGGCAGCTGGTAACTATCTGATAGTCGGTCTGATTGCTGAGGATGGGCAGAAAACAATCTACGTTGCACGGCAGTATTATGAGATAGTCAACATTCCGGGCGAAGGTTGGCTACGTGAATCTGGCGCTGAGTGCCCATTTTGAGGAGGATTAAAGATGGAAGAACTCAAGAGATGTCCGTTTTGTGGTGGAGAAGTTACCATTACAGAGGGTGGCTACCATAAAACACGATGGATGTATGTTACGAGAGGAGACAAAGAAAATAGGTGCAACTGCTATGTTATCATGGAAAGCAAAACTTACAACTATGATTCCTCTGAAAAAGACAAGGAAAGAATCAAAGCCGACCTCATCGAAGCATGGAACAAACGCTACAAAGAGGACTGAGTATGGACAAAAAACGAGACAGCTTTACATTCCAACGATACTACTTTGAAGCCATCTCCACACTCAAAAGTAAAGAGAAGTTGGAACTCTACGATGCAATCTGTGCATACATTTTTGAAGAAAAAGACGCAACTTTGAACTCAAAAAAAGCAGAATCTTGCTTCATTTTGATTAAGCATCTGCTCGATGAAGAATCGAAAAGAAGCGATATTGCGTCAAAAGGATGGTCTACGCGAAAGTCAGCTCATCCTCATGTCATAAATGAGATGAAGGTCAGCTCATCTATGAGTTCAAAGTCAGATGACGATGAACTCACTATATCAACTGACAGTCAGATGAACGTCAAGACCTTGTCGGAAAGCGCGGTCAAGAAGAAACCTGACATCTTCTCCGACTTTGCTCATGGCGATAAAGTCCTGCTGGAATCCCTGCGAGAGTTCGCACAGATGCGTACAAGAATCAAAAAGCCTATGACAGACCGGGCAAAACAGATGCTCTGCAACAAGCTGGAAAAGTTTGATCGGCACGACTGGAAAGCCATTCTCGACCAGAGCATCTATGCTGGATGGCAGGACATTTACGCATTGAAACAGGATGACCAGTACGAGCAAAGTACGGAGATGGAGTTTCCTAGACTATGACAATGGACGTTCAAACGGTATTTATCGGTGCGCTGATGCTCTGCAAGCCGGGCGTTGTGGATGAAATCATACCAGACCTTGAACTTGACTTGTTCAGACCTGAGCTGAGAGACGCTTTTGCGGCTGTTCAGGGCTATTGGACGGCTAGGGGTAAGATAGATATAGTCGAGATAAACACGCAGCATCCAGATGTAGCGCAGACGCTCTTGGCGTGTGTACAAACCTGTGAATCAGAGTGTGTACGAATTGACAGGGAGCAGATGCAGCGTTGGGCACAGCTTATCAGAGAACAAGCTGCACTCACTCGTGTGCAAGGTCTGGCATTTCAGATGACCAGCGAGCTTACCGACTATTCTGATCTATCAGACATTTACCAGCAGATGGGCGAAGCAATGAGCCTGAAAGCTGAGGAAGAAGATGCGTGGACATACGAGGATGTGCTGAACGACTATGTGCTTCACATGGACGAGAAGCCTGTGTACATCAAGACAGGCCTAGAGCGTCTGGATGAAGCGCTGCACATTTCTCCGGGTGATTTCATCATCATCGGCGGCAGACCGTCTGCGGGCAAGACAGCCCTGTCCCTGCAAATAGCAGCAAGCATGGCAAAGCAAAACTACACCGTGTACTATTTCAGCTTAGAAACCAGCAAACGCAAGCTGGGCGCACGTCTGATGGCTAATCAAATATACTGCCCTTTGGACACGGTGAAAAATAAGGCGGTCAGCTTGAATGAGATTGACGGACAGGCAAAAAACATGAAGATGCCCCTATATATCCGCTCCGCTGCCGGAAAGAACGTGGCGTGGATGAAGGCTCAGGCTCTCCGTAAAAAGGCTCAAGTCATCTTCGTAGACTATCTTCAACTCATCCACGAAACAGGCGCAAAGGACAGATACGCCGCCATTACATCCATATCCATTGCCTTACACGAGCTGGCGCAGACCACAGGCATTGTCGTGGTAGCTCTGGCACAGCTTAATCGAAACCCATCCAAGCCAGGAGCAACGCCCACCAACTCCGACTTACGAGAGAGCGGACAGATTGAACAGGACGCAGATGCAATCATCCTTCTGTCCGGCGATAGCCCCGACAAGTACCTGTTCCGGCTAAGCAAGAACAAGGAAGGCGAGATAGGCGACCTTCCCATCACGTTTAACAAGCAGATTCAACGGTTCCAAGAGTATACTTGGATGGACTGAAAGGAGAACGAAAAGATGACGCTGAACGATGTGGTATTCGCTTTTGCTGCGATTATTTTTATTGCATATGGCTCTGCATTTTTTTCGGAATGGGCAAAAAACACACTAAAAGTTTTACGATGGAAATATTTTCGATGATTGGAATGCCAGCAATTCTTTGGTGCATTGTATTGATTGCTTATAGTGCTCTGCAAAAAATCGGCGTTATTGAGTAAACGAAAGAGCAGGGAGAACGATATGGATGCGCTTGAAAATCTCATAGAAAGCGTGCGAGATGGAAAAGGCAGATATGGTCTGTGTGATGCTTGCGTGCATCGTCAAGGCGACTATTGCCTGTTCCATAATTTGCACAGACGAAGCGAGGACGGGAAAACCGTTGTTACTGCCAAAAAGCTTGAAAGAGTAGAAAAATGCGATTCTTTCAACTTTTTGGGATGGGTCATTCCTGACAAAAAGGACACATACGGAATCTAAGTGTATGGGCTGTCAGCAATGGCAGCCTTTTGCATATACGCGCACAGAAGCCCTACAAACGATTTTAGCACCGTACGGCAAACTTATCGACCAAATACAGAAAACAGCTCTGGCACGGCTCTACGGGGCTGTGAGTGCATTGTAGAGGTTTACGGCTATTGCAGGAGGAGAAAATGGAATACATGACAGCCGATACAAAGGTAAATGGGTACATGGTTTACCCTCGATTCCTCTCGACTATTGACGTTAGCCCAACAGAGAAAATTGTTTACGTTTACCTGTTCAATCGTGCAAGGTCGTCACAGAGGGCAAGCAAAAGCGGAAAGTTTGCTGACCAACTAGGGCGAGTATACATTGTGTATCCCATCAAAGACCTTGCTGCCGATACTGGATTCACGGAACGATGGGTCAAGAAGTCTCTGAAAGAGCTGGAAGAAGCCGGGTTGATCGAGCGCAAGCGTGAAGGGAAGAACAAACCCGATAAGATATACGTCAAAGTGCCGGAAGAATCGTCAAAGAGCGAAAAGGGAGGTGAACAATCATTCACCTCTGAGGGGAACGATGCTTCACCTGTGAGGGGAACAATCGTTCACCTCCTTAATACAGAAGAAAAGAAAAGAAAAAAAGTTATTAAGAAAGCGGGCGACCCGCCCGATGGGAACGCTATCACGCCGGACTTCGAGGATGTGAGCGAGTATTTTTTGGATGCTGGATGCGAGAACAGGCTTGCCAGCAGGTTTATGAACTACTATGAGGGAACGGGATGGATGACCAAGACCGGAAAGCCTATCACCAACTGGAAGGCCTTTGCTGATATGTGGATTGACAAGGAACAGGAGAAGCAGCAGTACAGTGAACCAGAGTTTAATCGTTTGTAAAGGTTCTTTCCCCCTACAACCCTCTATTTCCAAAACTACACCGTTAGCCAGCAAAGCAGACCGTAGGCGAGAACTGGCGTAAGGTTCGGGCTGGTGGATGGTCTGCGACTATTCCACATGGAGAATTGACTTCATTTTGTAGTCGGCTGAATATGTAGAAATGTTGCATAGTTGTAGAGCAGTTAATTGAAAATTGAAAGCAACTAACCAGTCAGATAGTCTTGCTAGATAGTTAAAAGTATTGAGGCATTTGCCGAATAAATAATCCTAGTTGGTTGGTATGATATGATTGCAGTTGTTAGTAATTAAATCGGAGGAGAACGAACCGAATCGGATGATACGACTATTCCAACGGAATAATAGTTAAAAAGATTGAGTAATTGTTTGCGAATATTATAATAAGTACGATGGATAAAGATTTTGAGGTAATGCAATTTGGATTAAAGTTGATAGGTGTCTTGACACATATTGATTTTTTGGATGTCGGATGACTTAGCGACTATCGCACCTCTCTTTTCTTAAAAGGCGAACGACTATTTCTCACAAAAAATACACGACTATTTGACGATTGTTCGTAAGAAAACGCTACGACTATTACTCTGCGACTATCAGCGGACTGCTCGCTACTATACGATATATAGGACTTTCAAAAGCTAGTCGTCTGACGGCTTTACGACTATTGGCTACAACTATTCCAACCGGAACGCTACGACTATTGCTCGCTCTTATTGGCTATCGGGCGAAAGCCCGAAAAAAATGCGGCGAGAGCCGCCAACGGTTCCGCGCCGCCCGCCGCTGGCCCTGTACAGGTGGAGACGCTGACCCATCAGCAGGTGCGCCGGGTGCAGCACTTGCCAGAGATCCACACACGGTAGGAGCTGACCCCGCCGGGCTGGCATGGTCTGCGATATGCTGCACCGGCTGGCATGGATCCATAATAGGGACGTACCCTTATATATACCTTATTATAATAGGCGGCTGTGCTGAGCTGTACAGCGTCCGGGCGTGACGCTTGTATTTGGGTATGCGCTGGAGGTGCTGCGGCGCTGTGATATGCTCCAGCGTGGCGCAGGCGGCGTTATATCCGCTTTTGCCGGTCTGGTATTGTGGGCGGTTAAATGGGGCAAATCTCAGGAAAAGCCGCTGTAAAGCCCTGTGCGCTGTTTTGCGGCATGTGCGGTATAGTTGCATGGACGGCGCAAAACACACTATAAACGCTTATATGGGGCTGTATTGCAGCCGGGCAAAAATAAAAGCCCTGCATCCTCAGCAGATGCAAGGCAAAAGAAAAGCCCCGCCAGCGTGGGCGGGGTGGATATCATTTATTTTTTTCTTCAAGGTCTGCAAGGGCGGCGCAAAGCTCTTGCGCTTCTTCTTTTGTCAAGTCATATTCTGTGCGGAGCTGGTCAGCGTCTGTGCTTCTCCATCCTCCATCATACAGGGCGGCGGCACTGCTAGAAACGTCTTTTAACATGGCTTTTTCCTCTTTTCCGGGCTTTTACCCTTTTTTACAGTATATCATACTGCAAGCCCTAAAAACAGGACTTGTAAGAAATATTTTTGCCCTTTTGGGCTGGGGCGGGGTTGCTTTACGGTGCAGCCCCGCTAAAGTGTCCGATCTGGTCATTTGCTGGCCTTAAACAGCGCCGAGAAAAACCAAAAGAAAAACAGAACACAAGACAGAATCACAGCTTGCACCCTCCCCTAACAGCCGCACATTTGAGCGCAGATGCAAGATAACTATACTTTTTAGGAGTGTGGGCGCTGTCCGTGTAAACGTACCAGTTGCGTACCGCGTCTTGTCTGACTGTGCAACCATTGGCGGCTGTGAACGTTACAACGGCATCATGTGCAAGATTTGGCTCTATTTGTCTATACTCTTGCAGAATGTGCGGCACTGTGTTGTTATGGGACGTATAAGGCAGGTCGATGCCTGCAAAACGGACTTGCATAATCATGTTATAACCTCCCTTATACTACGCTAAAACGCTTGTATGTGGTGCGCTTGCTGCACTCGGCGTAAATATCCGGGTGCGCTGCCTGTAAAAGCTTGCTATCAAGTCGGACACTTTGCACGTCCTTGTAAATGGCCTTTGCAGTGCCCTGTACCATTTCAGGCGCGCCGTTCATCATGCTGATTATTTCGGCCTTTACGGCGTCGTTCATTGCTTCTAACTCTTCAATCAACCGCTTATTTTCGCGGTATGCGTTCACTTTTTCTTCGAACGTCGTCATTTTTTAGCCCTCCTTATTAGCTGTTGAGAAATGCAATCATAACGAGTGCACCGGAGATCACGCCGCCGATGTACCAGATGGCGGCCCACTGGGAAAAATCAAGAGTAATCATATCATTGCACCCCCTTGCAATACAGGCCGTTGGTGCGGCAGATAGTGCGGATACGGTTGCAAGCCTGATACAGTGCGCGGGCTTGCACGTCAAGCCATGTCTCCCGGCTGTTGGGGTTGTTCATGCCGCCGTCGGCGCGCTTGAGTTCGGAGGGGGTGCAGACGCGGGCGGCGATATCGGCATTGTAGCAGATGGAGCAGCCGCCGTTGCTGTACTGCTCCCAGCAGCTTGCACCGTTGAGCGCCCACCGCTCAAGCTCTGCACCGTCAATCGGGAGCCGCTCCACGTCATTTGCGCCCCACTGGATATCCTCCAGCAGGTCGAGAGCGTACAACGTGACGGCCTTATCCCATGCGCTGCGATCGTGGCGGGCGTTGAGTTCGGCGCGGATGGTATCAGAGAGTGCGGTGTAGTCGATGTTTTTTTTCATGGTTTTTGTCCTCCTGTTTTGTGGTATTGTGGTGGTGTACATCCTCTGTACATTTACTATTATACATGATTAAACGTACAAGTCAATAGTATATTCAAGATTAAACGTACAAGCACATAAAACGTTGCACACGCAATATACAAGCGCACGTTCTCCAGCGCCGCCGTCCTGATCTGCCCGGTGCAGCGTGTCCAGCGTTTGGGCGCGTGTCGTGCCTTGCGTGGTCTGCCCTGGTACTTGCCCCGCCCTGGTTCTGGCACGGCCTGCGCTACTGCCTGTGCTGTGCAGTCGTTCCGGGTGCGCTGGGGGCTGGGGTCTCCACCGGCGGGGCATACAGCCGCCGCCTAGCCCCGCCCGGTCAGTCTTTCGACCACCGAAAAAATAAAAAAGGCTCAAAAAACACCCCGCCCCCATTGCCAATCTTAAAAATTTCCCGCAAAAATAAAAAGACCCCTACAAAGGGCCTGTGTTCTGTGCTATACTTGCCTTACAAGCCTTGAAAGGGAGGAATCTGCAATGAACCAAAAGAATGACAAGAATAAAGAAAGGCGCGAAAAGAACGAAAAGATTGCCGCTTCAATATGGGGCATCATTATCGGCGCGGCTCTTTTGGTTTTTGGTGTGTATCTTATGGCACATGGCATTTCAAACGTTATATAAAATTCTGGCCAAAGAAAGGAAGAATCAAAAATGAGAAAGAGGATCATTGCGGCGGCTCTGATAGCGGTCGTAGTTTTAATGTCGCCTTTATGTGCGATAGCTGTCGAAAAGCCGGATGAGATTGCATCCCCTGCTCAACTAGAAGAAACTAACGAAGAAGGAACTGTTAAAATCAAGGAATCTCATAGTCACCTTGAGAAAAGATATGAATACGGAAAGACTAGATACTATGTCTACTACGCTGTACTAGTTGAGAATACGTACCCCGATTACGCCGTTGATTTTGTATCTCTAAAGGCCTCTGTTTTTGGTTCTGATGGTTCAGTATTAAAAACCGATGAACAAACCCTTGACTGGATTGCAGAGGGAGACTCTTATTGGTACGCTGGATATGTGTCGTTTGATTCTGAAGGCATTGCTCCGGCCAGAATGGAATACACCATTAGTGCAGATGAGTGGAATTTCCATAAAGCGAGCGCATCCAATCAGGTTATTCGTGCTGGTGAGCTTTCCGTTACCAATGTTTCTAAACGTGGCTCTGGGTACGATCTGCGTTACACAGGTCAAATTACAAACAATAGCCAGTTCACGAGCAACTGGATAAAAGTTATCGTCATTTATAAAATGAAAGACACCGAAGGAAACGAAGTTCCTGTGGGTGGCGATTACACATACATAACCGATGCACTTCCGTCTGGGCAAACGACAACATTTGAACTTTACCCATCGTCCGGTTTTGTTGGATATAGTTCCTACGAAGTCATTGCTTTGCAGGATTGACCTATAACACAAAAAGCCAGCGGCTAGATGTTCTCTAACCACTGGCTTTTCTTATAGGTTGTTATACGCTTTTACGAATGCTTGCATAGAGCAGACGGAAGGTCTCACGGCCTTTCGGCGTTACTCTGGTCTGCAAACCGCCATGCTTATTCTTCCGATTGAGAAATTCCTTAACAACGAACAGTTCATCACCTTTGCCAGCTTTCGGCAGGAGATTTCTGTTCTTGTCACGGTAGATGTAACCATCTTCAATAAGCGATTGGATGAACTTGCGTTCAGGAATACGCAGTTCCTTTGCCGTGCCACGGAAACAAACAGCCAAGTTCCATGCCACAAGGTCGTCAAAATAGTCCGCCTTAGGCTGCATCTCCTCGTTCTTCTCACAGAGTTGCTTGTTCTGCGTCTGCAACGCTGCGTTCTTTTCCTTTTCGGCCTTCATGTTCTGAATCAGCCCGATCACGAAGTCCGGGTTGGCAATAGCCGTCTCCAACAGGTTGCCGGTCATGTACATCCCATGCTTGCGGATTGACGGCAAGACATCGTGAGTGACCCAATGCTTAAACCGCTGTGCGCTTTCCAACTTGCTACTGAAAATCAGACTGTACAGGCCGGATTCGTTGATGATGATGATAGGCTGCTTACCACCGGGGGTGTCCATTTCGTTCACCCCTCTGTCCTGTTCATCAACGTGGTCACGGATGGCTTTCTGCGGGTTATTGTAGCCTAAAGCCACCGCAATGTCCTTGCCAACGAACCAAGGGTCGTCGTCAATGAGCATGACGCGTATGTCGCCAAATTCGGCGTTGTTGAAGATTTTGATGTTCTCAGACAAAGAAAGTTGCATTAAAAAGCTCCTTTTCACTTGTGAGAGAAGCAATTTTCTGCTATAATAATGGCGAGAGAATGCTTCTCTCAGGGTTTACATGATACGTTCGCTAAAGTTTGCCGACAGCAGCGAGCGTATCATTTTTCGTTCTCATTGGTAGAATCCATCGGATGCAGCGCAAAGAATGCTTCACGGAACGCAGCAGAGATGGAGACCCGGTTCTTGATGCAGTATTCCTGCAAGCTTGCAAACTGCCGCTCCGTCACGCTGATGGTAACGGTGTGACCGTAACGCTCTGCGTAAGGACTACTCATACACATTCACCCCCTTTCGTTTTGCTGTGCAATAAGTGTAACTGCAAAATATCTGAATGTCAATCAAAAATACACTAGATATTGTGTTCGCTAGTGTTGACATCAGATTTTTCCGCTCTTGGTGGCTGCTCCCGCTTCGTACCCTGCCCGATAGTTCAGTTCGGACAGCTTACCCAGTGCTTCTGCGTACTCCCTGTCCTCGCTGGTCGGCTCTTTGCCGTGGGAGAGGGTTTTCAGAAATTCTTCGGTTTTCGTGGGAAAGTTCATGTTTTTTGCTCCTTTCTATTGCAGAAGTCGTTTGCTTCTGCTATAATAATTGACAGAAACCGAGACTGCGCCCTTGGTTGCGTAGCTTCTGTTTTGTGGTGGAATAGGTCGTCAGTGCTACTTTGGACGGTGGGGCTGACGGCCTATTTTTTATGCCACAAAGGATAAATCTACTATTGTTGGCTGATTCATCGTGTGTTCTGCTGTCTTAGATTATAGACGCTTGGTATATAGTTGTCAACAGCCCAATTTGTATAATTTGCATCAGATATATCTGATTTTTACTCATTATAACGTAAATTTACGTTATTTGATAGTACTCCCGTAAACGGATTAGTTTACCCTAGTGATAGTAACTCAAAAGATATTTTTCGATAATTCGTAAGGCTACTATTCAAGTATACAGTTTGTAAAGCAACGAAAAAGTTTACAGCCGTTTGACCACCCTATTGATAGTAAAAATTTAAAAATACGCAAACTTTCTCTTGACGATTAAACGTACATGATGTATAATGGGGTCAAGAAAGAGAGCTGGTAAAAATGAAAAATGTGGCTGCGTATGTCAGAGTTTCCACAGATGGGCAATGTGGCGAAGATAAATTCGGAATGGAAGCCCAGAAAGAGCAAATCGAAGAATACTGCCGCAAGAATGATATGAATATCATCAAGTGGTTTACTGATGCTGGCGAATCTGGTGCAAAAGAAAGGCCAGGATTTGACAGTATCGTGTATGGCGATGTTTCCAATCCTCCGTATGAAGCGGTTGTTGTTGCAAAAAGCGATCGAGTTGCAAGAGACATTAATGTTTATTATTATTACAAGATGCTTCTGCTTAAAAAAGAGATTTCTCTTATTAGCGTTGCGGAAGATTTTGGGAAAATGGGAGTTTTTTCTACAATGCTTGAAGCGTTTACACTTTGCTGCGCTCAAATGGAGCGTGAGAACATCACGAAAAGAACTTCTAGCGGCAGAGCCATTAAGGCTGCAAGCGGTGGATATAGCGGAGGCAAGGCTCCGATGGGGTATGAGGTTAAGGACGGGGAACTTTCAATTAAAGAAGATGAAGCAATAATTGTTCGGCGTGTTTTTGAATTGCGTGATGCTGGCAATACAATTCGTGGCGTAGCGGACAAATTGAATGAAGAAGGCTACTGCGGCAGAAATGGAAAGCCGTTTACCTCTAGCACAATTCAATCCATTCTTGGGAACAGAAAGACCTATGAAGGCTACTACCGTTACGGCAAAAGCGATGAATGGGTTAAAGGAAAGCAAGAGCCTATTTTGTAAAAGATACGGAGGGCATTTTCATGATTGAAAAGAAAGTTGAAGAATCAACTGCTTGCAATGTGTTTATGAAGAACGCAACTGCTGTAATTCTTGAGTATGTGCTTGAAGTTGGAATTGATAAGGCTGTAAAAGATTGCGTTAAAGATAGCGAAATCGTTCATTGTTTTCCCCATCTTGAATCCTACGCAAAGGAACACGGATTTATGTGACCCGCCAGATATGGTATCGGATTGCTGAACAGAGAAAGGCTGGATAATATGCAGGGAGAAGAACTGATTGTTAAGAATGGTAACATTACACTGCGGTCTATGCTTGACTTTGGTGGATTCCTTGAAATTAAGCAGTTCTTGGAAGTCTGTCGCTGGGAAAACTGCATCGTAACCTTTGCAAACGAGGAACTTGTCGTTTTTCCGAATGAATACGATGCTGCCAAAGATGCTCTCGTCTTTATTTACGGTACACTGGCAGAAAGACACAGTATTATCGAAAAGTATCTTCGTTACAAGTTGATGTTTGGGGATGAAGAACCGAAGCCCATTTTATATAGTCAAAGAAAGGAATAAAGCATGAAATCCGTAAAATTGTCAGAACAGAGTTTGAAACTGATTGAAACGCTGTGCGATTACACCGACAAGCCCGATATTCTCAATGCCATCGCAGACGCTTTGTACTACGATGCAGACGAGCTGAAACGCAGGCTCAACCAGCTTGCAGAAGAAGTAAAATAAACTGTGCAACCCATTTATTAAGATGGGTTTTAGTAAATAATTTTCTGAAATGAAATTATAAAACCGAATATTTGATTTTTGTGCAGTTGTAGGCACTCTTTACATTTTCAGGTAGGGGGTGCCTATTTTTTTATGCAGCCAAAGCAGTGTATCGCCATCATTGACAGCATCAAAGCGTATGCAAAGCAGAATCCGACCGAAGCACAGGTCTATGAGGACTGGTTTCAGGCGGTGGTGAACCTGAGAGACGCTCTGCCGCAAGACAAGAGGTTTGATGCCTACAAATACTCTGGTGAGTTGCGTTCTGTCTGTGCAGCCATGATGGGCAAGATGAAAACAGGCGAGGACGTGGCGAAGGTCTATGACATTATCGGCCGGACGTACCTGTTTGAAGCAAAGGATGTGTTTGACAGCTATTGCATCTACCTTGAATGGAATCGTGCGCCGGAGAAGAAGTTCTATCAGCCGAGACGCAGGGTTTTGAAAGTGCTGGCAGATGACCTTGAGGACTTGTTTTATAAGCGGATTGACTTCTTAGGAGTTAGTCTACCCGCTCGCGTTGGCAAGTCCACGCTGTGCATCTTCTTTATTACATGGCTAATGGGCAACCGTCCTGACGTTGCATCGGTTATGAGCGGACATTCCGATAAGCTGACCAATGGCTTCTACGGGGAAGTGCTGTCCATCATCACTGACCCTGTGACCTACAACTGGGGCAAAATCTTTCCTGACGTTCAGCTTGTGGACAAGAGCGCAAAGGACGAAAGCGTTGACCTGAACCGAAAGAAGCGTTTCCCCACCCTGACTTGCCGCTCCATCGGCGGTACGCTGACTGGTGCTGTTGAAATCGGCGAGGGCGGCGTTCTGTACAGCGATGACTTGATTGAGGACTTGGAGGAAAGCCTGAACGTTGAACGTCTGAACAACAAGTACGATGCCTATCTGAACCAGCTGAAAGACCGTAAAAAGCAAGGCGCATTAGAATTGATGGTCGGTACACGCTGGAACGTGCTTGACCCTCTGGGACGCATCCAGAACCAGTATGCAGACAACCCAAAGTACCGATTCCGGGTGATTCCTGCGGTGGACGAGAACGGACACAGCAACTTTAATTATGACTACGGCGTTGGCTTTGACGATGCCTACTATGCCGATATGAAAGCCAGCATTGACGATGCAACATGGTGGGCAAAGTACATGGGCAAGCCCTATGTGCGTGAAGGTCTGCTGTTCCCTGCCGATGAACTGCGGTATTTCAACGGCGTTTTGCCTGATGGAGAGCCTGATCGCAAGCTCATGGTCATGGATATTGCATGGGGCGGCGGTGACTTCACCGCCTGTCCGATTGCTTATGTGTACGGAGACGCTGTGTTCATTCCCGACCTTGTGTTCAACAACGGCGACAAGACCGTGACCAGACCGGAAGTTGTGGGCAAAATCATCCAGCACAAAATCAACGTGGTGCGCGGCGAAGCAAACAACGGCGGCGATGAATATTGTGACGTGGTAGACAGCCAGCTTCGACAGCAGGGCTATCACTGCTCTGTTCGTAGCCAGCGTGCGCCAAGTGGTCAAAGCAAGCTGTCCAGAATCATCCAGTATGCGCCGGACATCAAACGGTTCTATTTCCTTGACGAGAAGCACCAGTCGAAAGAGTACAAGGCGTTCATGGAACAGGTGACGATGTTTACGCAGCTTGGCAAAGTTCCGCACGATGACGCACCGGACAGTCTGGCACAGCTTGCCGATGAATTGTATAACGGAATCAGTAAAATTGAGCCTGTCAAGAGGCCTTTTTGAGCAAAAACACAATATATTGTGTTCGCTGGGTCTATTTATTTGATTTCACCACTTGACAAAGCTTATAATGTACGCAGGAAGTTTTGCAGCTTCCCTTAAAGGAATAGCTTACACGCGTGGTTTTGTCATTTTACTCGCGTGCGTGTCAACAAGCATATTCCTCCTTTCACCGGTGGAGGTTTTCTCACTCTTTCACCTTCACCGGGCTTTATATGTTGCGTTTCCAATTGTAAGGGGAATGCCGGCCTGTCTCCCCCATGGCTGGCAAGCAACGGTTCGATTCCGTTACGCAGCACAACCAACTGCATGGATTTATTCTCCAAAACCTCCACTGCTATTCCCGGCTCTCGATGTGATGTTTAGGCATGACATTGCAAAGAGCAGCGGTTAACCAATCAAGCCGGGTTTCTATGTTGCATTAGCTCAGTTAGGCTAGAGCACCCGGCTCATAACCGGACATACATTGGTTCAAATCCATTATGCAGCACCAAAATTGCAGCTGACCTGTTTACGTCTGTCCAACAACTGAATGTAAAGGCTACAATGGTTTTCTTCGGGCGAAGAATAGCACGGCTGGAAGTGCGAACAGTTTCCCAGTAGCTTCTGACAGGTCTGTGCTCAACAGCCTGTTTCCAGAAATCCAACGAAAGGAGCACAGATGGTAGCAAAAGTCAGATGCAAGCGTCCTCGAAAAGACGCAAACGGCAATCCGTGTGATTGCGGACGTTATCTTGGCGAAGTGGAAGGTAAGTTTTCCCTTCTGTGCCCTCTTTGCCATTGGATTACAATTGGAGATTCCAACCTTCCAAAAGATACATGGGTCTCCGTACCAAAATTTAAAAACTGAATAGCTTTTGAAGCGCAGTTGTAAGCGCAGTGAGATAGACCTTAACAGGTTTGTCTTGCTGCGCTTTTTATTTTGCCGGAAAGGAGGAACGCATGGCTGAGTATCAGATAGTCGTTGACGGCTTTTTGAATAATCCGCTGACCGGACGTAGACCGATTGAAACGCCGGAGACGGAAATCAATCGGGCGAACGTGCTGAAAGTGGTCATGGGCAAGGCAGAGCCTATTCATCTGCTGAACAAGAACGAGATTCGCTTTCTGCACAACTACTACTTGGGTAGCCAGCCTGTCCTCCACCGCACGAAGGAGTACCACGCTGAAATCACCAACCGCATTGTAGAGAACCATGCCAACGAGTGCGTGGGCTTCTATACAGGCTACATGAGCGGCACTCCTTGCTCTTATGTGCGGTCTGAAACGGCAACTGGTGACGGTGAGGAAATCGCCCGCCTGTCCAACGCCTTGCAGTATGAGGGCAAGGATTCGCTTGATCGGCGGCTCTGGCAGTGGATGTTGGAGTGCGGACAGGGATACCGCATTGTTCTTCCTGACAAGGGGTACAACGGCAACTACCCGGACGAAACGCCCCTGCTAGTGGACGTTCCAGACCCAGATATGGCGTATGTGATTTACAACTCCGGCATTGGCCACAAGCCCATCGCCAACGTGCTGCACATCCCGCGCAATTATCAGAATGACCTGAACGACCTGGTTTGCGTGTACACGCCAAACCAGTACTTTGAAATCGACAACGGCAAGGTCACAAAATCGGAGAACCATTCTCTCGGAATGTTGCCGATGGTCGAATACAAGCTGAACCCGGAGCGGATGGGTTTGTTTGAACCGGCTATCCCTGTGTTGGATGCCATCAACGACCTTGAAAGCAACCGTTTGGACGGCGTGGCGCAGTTCATCCAGTCCATCATGGTGTTCACCAATTGCCTTGTGGACGAAGATGCTCTGAACAAGGTCAAGGAATTGGGCGCAATGTGCCTGAAATCCACTGCTGGTCTGCCCGCTTCTGTTTCTCAGATTGCAAACGAGCTTGACCAGCAACAGAGCCAGACCCTGCTTGATTCCATGTTGAACGTGTACCGCAGTTTAACCGCCATGCCTAGTGCCACTGGCAGCGAGAACGCAACGTCCGACAACGTGGGCGCAGTCATCGTCCGTAATGGCTGGAATCACACCGAAGCAAGGGCGCAGCAGTACGAGAATATGTTCAAGTATGCTGAACGCCAAAGCCTGTCTGTGATGCTGAAAATCCTGCGTGACACGGCTGGTTCTAAGCTGATGGCAAGTGACATCAACATTAAACTGCCACGCCGCCAGTACGATAATCAGCAGAGCAAAGTTCAGATTTTCGCACAGATGATTCAGCAGCCGATTGACCCGCAGTTGGCGTTCACTACACCCGGTCTGTTCCCCGACCCGCAGGCTGCTTATGAGATGAGCAAGCCCTTCCTGATTGCCGCTGGCAAGCTGGACGAGGATGGGAAGGCACCGAATCCACAGAAACAAATGGCAGACTATATTGTTGACACCAACAATATGGTCAATGAACAGGCTGACGCAAAGAACGGAGGAGAAAAATGAATTTTGCAAGTGCTTTGTTTGCTCTTAAACGAGGGCGCAAAATTAAGCGTCATCATTGGACTGGCTATTGGTGCTTGGGGTCTAAAGATTCTAAGAAACCTTATGTCGAGATGCACTGCTACGATGGCAAGATTGTAAATCTTGCTGATTCAGAAGACATTCTGTACACCATGGAAAATATGGCGTGTGACGACTGGGAAATCGTTGATGAATGGAAGTAAAGGCTCTTGCCTTTGCATATTCCGGCAGGGAAGCCGGGATACAAATTTCGCAGCGTTGCAGGGAAGCAACGGTAAAAAAACGCAGGAGGAAATTAACGATATGAAACTCAATGTGTTGCTTGGTGATGCCTACAAAGAGGGCATGACCGCCGATGAAATCATTTCTGCGCTTGAAAAGGTTGCAGACCCAAACGCAGAGGTCGAGAAGCTGCGCAACGCCGTGACGAAAGCCAATGGCGAAGCTGCTGAGTACAAGAAGCAGCTCAAGGCAAAGCGCACCGATGACGAGAATGCTGCGCAGGAACAGGCTGACAAGCTGGCAGAGATGCAGAAGCAGATTGAAGCCCTGACTGCCGACAAGGAGAACCTCGTCAAGGAAAAGACCCTTGCATCTTACCGTGAGAAGTTCGTTGCGCAGGGTTATGACGCTGAACTGGCTGGAAAGGCTGCATCCGCACTGGCTGACGGCGACATGGACAAGGTGTTTAAGTTCCAGTCGGAGTTTATGACCGCCCACGACACCGCATACAAGGCTTCTCTGCTGAAGGATATGCCCACACCTCCGGGTGCGGATGGCAATGGTGACGGCGCAGATAGCGCAGGTGTTTCCTTTGCTAAACGCTTTGCGAAGGAGCGTGCAGACGCAAACAAGGCATCGAGTGACGCAATGACTGCTTTCCATTAAGGAGGAAAACATGAAGTACACCAATACTCCGGTATCGGCTCCTGAAAGCACTATTCTGGCTGCTGATACCTACGTTGCCATTCCCTTTACCGTCAAGGAGACCAATGCTGTTCCGGCTGGCTATCCTATGGCAAAGACTGGCCTGAAAGCTGCTGCCACCACTGGCACTAGCGCTACCGATGCGGCTACCGATGCCATTGGCATTCTGCTGCACACCGTTGACCCTGCCGTCAACCCCAATGGCGCACTGCTGATTCAGGGCGTTATTGATGTGGACAAGGCAAAGCTGTCCGGCTTTACCTATTCTGCAAACGATATTGCCGCTCTGAAAAAGGCTGTTCCCGCCGTTTTCTGCCGTACCGATGTTGGCGCAAAGAGCGAGTAAGGAGGACTAAATTATGGCACTGAATCTGAATGAAATCTTCTCCCCTGCTGCGATTGCCGCCTACTGGACGAATGACCCGACCAATGCGCAGCCCTATGCTTCTGATGCCCTGTTCCCTGCCCGTAAGAAGGTCAGCATGGAACTGAAGTGGCTGCGTGGTCACAAGGGCGTTGGCGTTTCGCTGAAGCCTAGCGTGTTCGACACTAAGGCTACGTTCCGTACTCGTCAGGGCATCAAGATGACCGAGACCAGTATGCCGTTCTTCCGTGAAGGCACTCACATTGACGAGGAAGATCGCCGCAAGATTATCTCTGTTTTGGCTACTAATCAGGAGTTTGCGGCAGACGTTATCAATCGTGTCTACGATGATACTGCACAGCTTATCACTGGTGCTCGTATCGTTCCTGAGCGCATGGTATGGCAGCTTCTGGCTCCCAAGGATGGCAAGCCCGGCATTTCCATCGAATCCAACGGCGTGAGTTACGTCTACGATTACGACCCTGACGGCACTTGGAAGCAGTCCAATTACAAGGCTCTGACTACTAAGGAGAAGTGGGATGCTCCTACCACTTCAACCCCCATCGCAACGATGACTACTGCCGCAAACACCGTGCTGGCAAACACTGGTGAGATTATCACCGATGCCTACATGAACACCAACACTTTCCACAAGATGATTGCTGCGGATGAAATCAAGAACCGGTTCCTGACGGTTATGAAGACCGCCACCGCTGTTCTTGTCGATTCTGAGGCACGTTCCGTTGTCGAAAGCGCATCCGGCATCCGCATCCATCTGTACGACAAGATGTTTAAGCCGGAGGAGACCGCCGCTGCCGAAAAGTATCTGCCTGATGGCTATGTCGTGCTGGCTCCTTCTGGCTCTCTGGGCAATATGTACTATGTTGCCACCCCTGAGGAAGCCGACCTGATGGCTGGCATCTCCAACGCACAGGTTTCTGTTGTGAACACTGGCGTTGCTGTTACCACCGAGCAGACCGTGCATCCTGTCAACACCAACATCTACGTCTCTGAAATCGTCCTGCCGTCCTTTGAGCGCATGGACGCTGTGTACTGCATCAAGGCTTACTAAAGCGAAAGGAGGAAAGCAGCATGGGAGACCAGTATTCCGAAGCGGCAGTCAAGCTTGGGCAGTACATTGCCCCAGCACTTGACCGTGAAATCACGGACGAGGACTACCCACTCTTCGACCTGCTGCTTGATTTCGCCAAAGACAAGATATTTGCGCAGGGCTACCCTTTCGGCAACAGACCGGACGAGTTGCCCTTGCAGTATCAGTCGTTGCAGATACGCATTGCAGCGGAACTGTACAACCACATCGGCGCAAACGGACAGACGAGCTATACCAACAATGGCATTACTCGTGTGTGGGAAAGCTCCGATGTGGCACAGTCCCTGCTGAATGAAGTGGTTCCGAGAGTAGGTGTTATCGGCTGATGTTCAATGGAAGCCCGCTGGACAAGCGCCCGCTGTGGTATTCGAACCCGGTTGGCGAGAAAACGCCTGTCGTGGACGAGTGGGGAAACGAAACTGGCGAATCTGCATACGAATCGTGGAGTGACCCCGCAAAACTGATGCTGAATGTCAGCCCTCCTACCGGTTCTGCGGAAGCAAACCCTTTTGGAGCGTTTACGGATTACAGCTACGTTGTCAGTTCGTCCAGCAAAAAGCACAACACACCGCTTTACGAAGGCACACACGTCTGGTTTCAGACGGACGTTTCAAAACCCTTCAATTACACTGTGGTCAAAGTCGCAGATCATATTACAGACACGTTATATGCACTGAAAGAGGTGGCTGCAAGTGAAAATTAAAGTGAGGTTGAGCGATGCCGGACTTCGTGATGCGGAACGTCAGATACAGGAGCACAAGGCCACCCTGAACAAAAAGGCGCAGGAGTTTGCAAAGGCGTTGGCGCAAAAAGGCATTGACGTTGCGACTGTGCGGTTTGCTAACGCACAGTATGCTGGAGACAATGACGTAACAGTTGAGCACGACCCGGTACAAACGCCAAATGGCTTTGCAATCGTAGCGCACGGAAAGGCAGTTGCGTTCATCGAGTTTGGCACTGGCGTACATCACAACGGATATGGCGGAGAACTACCGCCCGGCGTTGGTGCACATGGCTCCTACGGCAAAGGGCAAGGCGCAAACCGAAGATGGTACTACTACGGCGAAACCGGCAATGCTGGAACGCCTGTTAAACAGGTGGATGGCAAAGGTCAGTTGAATTACACCGATGGCAACGAACCAGCTATGGCCATGTGGGGAGCTGTTGAGGAAATGGCTTCTCAAGTTGAAGCAACGTGGAGGGAGGTTTGGAATAGTTGATCGATTATTTCAATTCCATTTTCACGGCTGTTGCTAAGGAACTGCGAAAGCAAGTTCCCGGCATCTTCGTTACCGGTGAAATCAATGACAGCAACGTCAAAAAGTTTCCTTGTGTGCAAATAGAAGAAAACAGCAATGTCCCAAAGCACCGTGATTCTGCAAACCACAGCAAATACGCCGCTGTTTCCTTGCGTGTGCGCGTCTACTCCAACAAAACAAGCGGACGCATTGCAGAAGCACGTTACATTTTAGATATTGTGGATTCCGTATTGGAACCGCTCAATTTCTATCGAAAGTCGTTTGCCCCGTTGAATGGGCTGTACAACAATTCCGTCTATCGGATTGATTGCAGCTACGGGGCAACAATCGGAGAGGACGGAATGATTTACCGAAACTAAGGAGGTAAACATTCTATGAGTACTGCTATCTCCGGTCTGAATACCACCCTGTATTGTGGCGACAGCGCAACCGCTCTGATGAAGCTGTGCGACATCAAGGATGTGCCCGACCTGATCTCTGAGCCAAACCTTCTGGATGCCACTACTTTGTCTGACCCTATGCAGGTCAACATCTTCGGCATTATCCAGAGCGACACCAAGTCCTTTACTGCCAACTACAACAAGACTGACTACAAGAAGGTCAAGGAGGCTGGCTATGATGAGACTTCCGAGAACAACGCCGTAAAGTACTACGCCCTGAAAATGCAGGACGGCTCCGGCTTCACTTGGCAGGGTATGCATCAGGTTGGTCTGTCCGGCTTCGGTGTGGACGAGGTTGTTGAAATGACCATCAACTGCATCTTCACCAAGAAGCCTGAGTTCAGCGAGACCCTGACTGTCAATGGCGGCTAAATCGCAAAAATCGAATCAATCAAACCGGGCAGAACTGAACAACGGATTTGGCTCTGCCCCTATTTATAAAGGAGAGCATTTATTATGGCTGCTAAGGTTATCAACTTTCATTCCCCCGATGGAAAGAACACTTATGAACTGACTTTCACCCGTGACAGCGTGGAAGCTACCGAACGTGCAGGTTTTCAGATTGGCCAGTACACCCAGATGACCAATCTGCTGTCTAACTCTCGTGCCCTGTTCTACGGCGCTTTCATCGCACGGAACAAGGGCATCAAACGCAAGGTCGTGGACGAGATGTTCCAGCACATCGAGGATAAGGAAGACCTGATGGGCGTTCTGCTTGAAATGTTCATGGACGCTTCCAAGTCTCTGCTGGCAACTGACCCTGAGGACAAGACCGCAAAAAACGCAACGTGGGAGATTGTGTAACTACACAATCTCAGGAAACAGACGGAGAGGGAGAGCCATTCTCCTTCTCCAAGCTGTTCCACGATGTAGAAGCCTATTACATCTCCATTGGCATGACCTACGACCAGTTCTGGTACGGCGATGTCTGGCTGGCGAAGGTCTACCGTGACGCAGAGGAGCTGCGGGAACGCAGAGCCAATGCTGAAGCGTGGAGAAATGGCTTTTACATGGCATCTGCGCTTTCCTCTACAGTTGGCAATATGTTCCGAAAGAAAGGGTCTAGCCCCATCAAGTACATGGATAGACCGATTCCCCTTACTCAAAAGGAGAAAGACGAGTATGAATACCAACGCGCAGTTGAGGCGCAGGAGCGAATCAAGAGAATGATGTTCTCTATGATGGAAAGTGATGGTGGTAGTGATGGCTGACGTTGATATTACGAGCTTATCCGTAGAAATTTCTGCGGAATCGCAGGGCGCAGAGCTTAATATCGACAAGCTCGCTACCGCCATTTCTAATTTGCGGACGAAAGGCAACGTCACAAAGGTTGTAAACAGCCTTGACAAGCTGGCTAGTTCCATTGCAACGCTGAAACAGGCATCCGCTGGAATGTCCGGGCTGAACAAAATTACCAGCTTTCTGAATGGGCTTTCCAACGTCAACACGACTGCAAGCGCAAAAAGCATCAACACGGTCGTGAACGCAATCAAGAAGATTCCTGCTACTGTGTCTGGCTTGAACGGCGTGGACTTTTACTCCATGTCTGGAAGCATTACTCAGCTCACTAACGCTTTGGCTCCGCTGTCTATTCTGGACGCATCGAACCTTAAAGCTCTTGGCAGCGCTTTCAATGCAATCGGAAAGGTTCCTGATCTGACCGACAAGCTGAAAGCAACAGACCTTGATTCTTTTGCAAGCTCTTGTCAGAAGATTTCTGCTGCTCTTGCTCCCCTTGCATCTCAGCTTGACAAGGTGGGCAATGCATTTGCAAAGCTCCCTCCGCAGTTGAGCAAGGTGGTTACACAGGCAAATCGTGTGACTGCTGCCAACGAAAAGCAGCGCAAGAGCTATCTCAGCCTGTCCAATCAGATGAACGGCTTTATTCGGAACATGGCAAAGCTGGTTTCGTTGAAAGCTATCGCTGAGTATCTTGGCAACGCTGTTGCGAAGTTCAATGACTTCTATGAAGCAACAGATCTGTTTCATAATGCTATGGGCAATCTGAGCGGTGAAGCCGATACGCTCATTAGCAAGATGCAGGGTTTGCTTGGCGTTGATCCGACCAAAGCAATGACCTACATGGCTACCATCCAGAGCTTGGGTACTTCGTTTGGTCTGACCAGCGACAAAGCATATATTCTGTCCAAGAATCTGACCCAGCTTGCCTATGACGAAGGTTCCTATTGGAACAAAAACGTTGCAGAGACCTTTACCGCAATGTCCTCCGCAATCTCTGGCGAGATTGAGCCTATTCGCCGTTTGGGCGTTGATCTGTCTCAGGCACGGTTGCAGCAGGAGCTTCTTGCTTTAGGCTTTAACAAACAGGTTTCTAGCCTGTCTCAGGCAGATAAGGCAGTTTTGCGTTACATTGCCATTATGAAGCAGACTGCCAACGTGCAGGGCAACCTTGCACAGACCATCCAGAGCCCTGCGAACCAGATTAAGATTCTGAAAGCGCAATTGGATATGCTGGCGAAGTCTGTTGGCTCTTTGCTCTACCCTGCCATGAAATCTATTCTTCCCCCGCTGATTGCCGCCGTTCAGCTCATTCGGGAGTTCGTTCAGTGGGTGGCAAAGCTGATGGGCGTGAAGGTCGTGTTCACCGATTTCACTAAGAGTGCTGGCAGCGTTGGCGGCATCGGTGACGCAATGGATGACACAACCGATTCGACAAAGAAAGCCGCCAAAGCTCTCAAGGACTACACGATGGGTTTTGATGAACTGAACATCATTGACCCAACACAAGGAAGCTCCGGCTCTGGCGGCGGTGCATCTGCCGGCAACATCTTGGGCGATGTAGACCTGTCCGGCTACGATATGTTCAAGCAGTACAACGAAGAGTTTGCAAAGCAGATTGATGCTATCAAGCAGAAAATCAAGGCTATGCTTCCTCTTATAGCGACTGTAGCAACCGCCCTTGCTGCTTGGAAGCTCACAAATCTTATTACGGATATTGTGGATGCTATTTCCAAAATGAACGCATTGAAATCCATTGTTTTGGGTCTTGGCGTTTTTACAGTAGGTGTCGTTCTTGAAATTACAGGCATTAAAGACGCGATTGAAAATGGCGTAAATGGGAAAAATTTCGCCGAAATTGTTCTTGGTGCTTTGATTGGAACTACAGGCGCAGCCATTCTCGGTAAAGGAATTGCTCAGTTTATCGTGACCGGCTTTGGCAATACTGCTGTTGGAGCGGCCATTAAAGCGGCTGGTGGCTCTACTGCTGGCGCGATTATTGGAGCAGCAGTTGGCGGAGTAGTAACCGGCATACCTATGTTTGTAACGGGCGTTTACGATGCTGTCAAGAATGGCTTAAACACGTTAAACGGAATTTTGATTCCGCTTGGCTCGACAATGGCTGGCGCAGGCATTGGTGCAATTATCGGTTCTCTTGGTGGCCCGATTGGTACAGGCATCGGTACGCTGATTGGTTTGATTGTTGGTGGTCTGACCGATGTCGGAATTGCGATTTATCAAAACTGGGACAAAATTACAGAATCTCTCGACAAGGCAAGCGAGAGCTTAAAAAACTGGTTTGTCGGCGTTGGCGAGTGGTGGAATGAAAAGTGGCAAGGGTTCAGCGCTAATTTTCAGACTGCATGGGACAGCTTGCCCGGATTTGTTCAGCATCCAATTCAGGCGCTTAACCAAGCAAGCGCAGGCTTAAAGCAGTGGTTTGCTGGTGTTGGCGAGTGGTGGAACCAGAAGTGGGCCGGATTCAAAGAAAACTGGGACAAGGCTTGGAACAGTTTGGTTGATACAATTAAAAATCTCCCTGCAAAATTTTTGGACTATGGCAAAAACATCGTTCTGGGCTTGATTGATGGTATCAACAAAGGAATTGAGAATGCAAAGAAAACTGTTGGTGGACTTGCAAAGGCTATTCTAGATAAGTTCACGACAGATACTGGCATCCACTCTCCTTCTAAAGTCTTTGAACAGTTCGGTATCTACATCGACCAAGGCCTTGCAAACGGTATCACTGCAGCACTTCCTTACGTTGAACAGGCTATGACTAATCTGGCAAACGTTGTTCAGCAGAAGGGCAACGAGATGATTGACTATGGCACGACCACCGCAACGAATTTTGTTAATGGCTTCTTCAACGGTCTGGACAGTAAGTGGCAGGAGCTTGACTCCGGCTTGCAGAATGACTTCTTCGGCACGGTACAAAATCTTTGGAATGCTGTGCAAAACGGCGACCTAAAAACAATTGGTACGACTACTGCTGCTATTATCTGGCAGGCGATGGGAGAGGAAAACCGAAATCAGGTAAAAGCATATGCACAAAGCTTTATTTCCAATATTTCCGGCGTTTTAAAGGACGCATCTAAAACCCTGTTTAACGAAGCGTTAAAAGTTGGCAAGGTCATTTGGAGCGGCATCACAAGCAATTTTGGAAAAATCGTAAAGAGCGTTTCCAATCTTGGAACTACGATTTCTGCATCAATTAGCGCATTGAAGGTGCCTTTAGCCACTACTGGCACTGCAATCAGTCAAGGCCTTTTCGGTGGTCTTGTAAGCTCTTTCCCTGAAATTTTTGCCGCAATGGGTAGCTTGATTGGAACTGTTGGCTCTGCGTTTGTTGGCCTTCTTACTTCTATTGCCGCCGCGCTTTCGTCTACAGTTTTCGGCATTCCTGTAGCACTTATTGTGGGCGCAGCTGCAATTGCCCTAGGCGCTGCGATTGTTGGTATTGTAAGCAATCTCGGTGGAAAATATTCAACTGACAATTCTTCTTATGTCGGAACCCCTGAATACGATGCTTCTACAGGTTCCACCACTTCTGCAAATGGATACTACAGCAATACATCATCCGGGTCAACAAGCTCTTCCGATCTGCAAGGCGCGGTTTATAACGGCTGCTATAATGCGTTTCTTGATATTTTCCAGCGCTATGGTGACGAAATTACCGGTGGTAAGGAAGTCAGGCTGTTCATTGACGGAAAGCAGATTACTGCTTCGGTCGAAAAGCAGCAGGCTGACCGTGGCGTGCAAATTATGGGGACGGAAGTGTATAGCTATTAAGGAAGGAACGGTGAATTATGCAAGCTCTTGTATCAGTGAACGGCGTAGATTTGCCAGAGCCTTCCTCTTATAGCGCAACGACTTCAACCATCGTTGATTCTGGCCGAAACGTGCAAGGCAAGGTTGTTGGCTCTGTGGTTCGACACGATGTTGCAAAAGTGGCTCTTAAGTGGAAATACCTTACCGCAAAACAATGGGCTTCCGTCATCGGCCCATTCACTACAAACTTTTATTGCACGGTACGATTTTACAATCAAGCAACAGCTTCTTATTCCACACGTCAGATGTATGTTTCCGATCGAACAGCCGGAATGTGGCGAAGGGGCCCAAACACCGGAAATGTGATGGGCTGGACGGATTGTTCTTTGAGCCTGGTTGAGGTCTAAAGGTGGTGATTTTATATGTCTGTAAAGCCGTCCGATAAGTGGCTTTCACAATATAATAATACGCTTGTACCCGAAACTTTTATTCAGATTACTTATCATGCAGCTGATGATGCGGCGCAAACGGACGCTATTGCAAGTTCAGGTTCGCAAACCGTGTTTAGTAATGCGGCATCCATCACTGACCTGGACATTTCCACTTCTGGAAATTACGCGACTGCTGAAACTAATTTTTGGGTTTTAGATGGAAGCTTTGATATCGTCCCGAATTCTGAACCGTATCAAGAATGCGGCTATGTAAGCGGTGAATGCGTATCAAGCTCCAATTATCCAACCATCACATTTTCTTTTAGTAAAAGCCACGAAGAAAAAATACCGGGTCTGACAATCATTTGGTCTGAAATTTTAAATGAATGGGCAAAATCATTTAAAGTTTCCGCTTACAAAGGAACCGCTCTTCTTTTGGAAAAGCAAATTGACAACAACGATTCCGCCGAAACTTCAATTGAATTTGAGATTTCCAATTATGATTTGGTTATTATTGAAATTCTTGAATGGTGTATTCCAAACCGAAGAGCTCGTATCTCGCAAGTGGAATTTGGACAACGTGTGAAATTTAGCAAAACAGACCTTCTGTCGTATTCCCATAAATCAAAGAGAGACCCAATTTCCGGTCAACTTTCCAAGGATTCAATTTCTTTTTCCATTGATAACAGCGACCAAAAATGGAATCCTATCAACCCTGACGGTCTCTACAAGTATCTGTATGAACGCCAAGCTGTTTTTGTAAAGTATGGCATGGACTTGGACGGACAGACTGAATGGATTAACGGAGGCAAGTTTTACCTTTCTAGCTGGAGTATTCCTTCTAATGGCATTACAGCTTCC